TATGATGATACAACTAAACGTTGCAGGTTGATGTTTAACAATAAGCATATGTGGAATACATTAAATAATTTAGGATGTACTCCACGAAAATCATTAACTTTAAAATTTCCAAATATAACTATATTCTCAAATTATTGGTTAATATATAGTTTCATTAGAGGTTATTTTGATGGTGATGGTACTATATCTTATTGTAATAATACCCACAATAAAATGCAAATAAAAGCTTTAGGAACTTCTGAATTTTTATCAGAAATGCAAAAACAACTACCTTTAGAGTATGATAATCTTTATCAAAGAGAAGGTAGTAAAGTATATGAATTATCTTTTAATGCAAAAAGAGGAGCTTATGTATCTAGTATTTTATACAATGGAGCAGAAATCTATTTAGAAAGAAAATATTTAAGATATAAAGAATTTTGCCGTCTATATAAGGGATTATATAGAGAATTATCGAGCAAATACGGAAAAGACCGAAAAGTTAATTCCGTGGTAAATAGTTAGATTGCGGAAGGCTAACTATCACCGTAACGCATAGGAATTGAATAAATATAATATTCCCAAGAGTGTTCGACACCCCAACTGAAATAAGTGGGTGAAAAAATATGCTGAACTGGGTTGGAAATGACCAACCGATAACCAATGAGAGAAATCTCCAGAACTATTAGATAAAAAACTAATAGGATAACAACATTGAAGAGCTCAGTTGCAAATATGTTAGTAATGGATTTAATTGATCTTAATCCTAATCAGGATATCGTAGTATTATACTTTAGTTTAGAAATGGTAGACTACAGAAATGTTGGTCGTGTAATAAGTAATAAAACTAAGAAAACTGTATCTGAATTATATAGTTCAGTAGAAACACTTAGTGATGAAGACTTATTAAAAGCTGAATCGGCAGCTGAAACCATTAAGAAATACAATATATACTTTGTTGATAAAGTATGTAATGTAGAAGAAATAGGTAATACTATAGATTACTTTCATAATACTGTAGCTAACGGTCGTTGGCTAATAGTAGTATTAGACCATGTTCTTCTAGTAAATGGAGAAGGTGGAGAAAGAAGTACAATAGTCGATTTACAGAAAATGTTTATACAGAAGAAAAAACTTTCTAATACTAGTATAATACAGCTTTCACAGATGAATCGTAATATTGAAAGTCCTGATAGAATTAATAATCCAAGCACTCACTTCCCAATGAGAAGTGATTTATCAGCATCTGATGCAATATTTCAAGCTAGTGATTTTGTCATTGCAGTTCATCGTCCGGAGATATTAAACCTCTCCATATATGGCGTCAAACGTCTACCTGTAAGAAATAAGGTTTATATGCATTTCTTAAAAGTAAGAGATGGTGAACCGTGTATATTAGAATTTGAAAACGAACTTCAATATGGCAATCTAATTGAAACAAATACTGCAAGTGCTGAAGAACAAAAAGTAGTATTTAAACAAATTAAAAAAGGCTGATTATGAAAGGTTTTACAATTAAACTTCCGAAACAAAATATTGACCCTCAGGGTTCTTTGAAAAATCGTATATTAAACGAAGTTAAAAACCGCTTACCGTTTGCTAAATGGTATGGAATTCACACTCCGGAAGATCCGGAATACAGTATATCATATGCAGGTCCTGAAGACTTGCTATGTTTTGGATGCAACCGAAATGCACATTTCTCTGCATTCAATAAAAAATATTATCGACCGACATGTTCATATGATAATTCACTTACATGTCCGTTCGCAAATCGAGCATTTAAGTTGCGTCAATATGATGCTATTTCAGAATTTGATTTAGCATTAAAACGATTAGCAGAATATGCTAAGATTATGGAAGACTATGAAGAAGATCGTGGTTACGATTTTACTTATATGGGTCAACCTGTACGTATTTACCAGAAGTTTATTCAGATTGGTTATACAATCATTCCTATTGATAATCCTAGTCTGTTTTTGAATAACTATCGTAAAGCAGATAAAAATAATATAGTAAATGTTATTATTAATATTAGTAACAGTACTACTGTTAACAATATTCTCAATAATGAATAACGAATAACTTTACGTTGTGTAAAAATTTCAGTTTTTGTCAGATAATTTCAGAATCTCACAGGTAAAGCATTAACCTATTTTAATATGTTAATACTACCAAAAGAGAAAAGTACACCACAAACGGTGAATCCGAAGTTTTTAATTTTAGCCGGAAGACCTAAGGCTGGTAAATCTTCTTGTATTGCATCTCTCGAAAATAATTTAGTAATTGATCTTGAAAATGGATATACTGCATTATCTGCTATGGTAGTCCAAGCAAGATCTATTCAAGATTTCGCAGATATTGCAAATGCTTTAAGAAATGAAATTAAGAACAATAATGGAAAATTTCCATATAAATATATTACTATCGACAATGCTACTAGATTAGAAGAGATGTGTCTAGACTACGCAGCAATACTTTATAAGCAAACTCCACAAGGTAAAAACTGGCAAGGTACTGATGTACGTACACTAGCACAAGGTAGTGGATACCAGTTTTTACGTACTGCTGTTAGAAAAGTAATTGATATGTTCAGAGATTTATGTGAATCATTAATCTTAGTTACACATTTAAAAGATAAAATGGTTAACTACGATGGACAAGATGTTACTGAAATAGCAATAGATCTTACTGGAAAACTAGGAGATATACTTTGTGGAGAAGCAGATGCTATTGGATATTGCTATAGAAAGAAAAATGAAACGATTATTTCATTTGAAGGTGGTGAAGGAACTGTAAGAGAAGCTAGAGCTTTACATCTTAGAGGAAAGAAAATTGTAGTAGCGGAAAGTGATGAAAATAATAACATTACTTTTCACATGGATAGAATATTTTTACCGGAATAAAAAATTAAAATATTGAAATTATGACATATAGTAAAGAACGTGCAGCAAGTATTAGCAAAAGTGATATTAAGTATATTCCCGCTGGTATTATTGAAAATGTAGTATTGAAAAGTGTAAAAACAGAAGTTTCTCCGAATGGTAATCAATTCTTAGAAATTGTTTTTGAGAAAGATGGAGCAACATTAACCCATACAGAGTGGAAACCTACACTTGGTGGGTTTGTAACTACAGAAGAACAACTCCAGACAAAAATGGATAAGCAGTATTCTCGTATGTTGCAGATACTTAACTGTTACTATAAAGATGAAGAGCTTGACTTTAATGGAGAAAGCTTTGAACAGTTTGCTCAGTGGATTACTGATATGCTGAACAAAGTAGATAAGAGTAAAAAACTTAGAGCGAAAATAGTATACAATGATAAAGGATATACTACTTTACCTAATTATGCTAAGTATACTTTTATTGAACCTATGGAATTACCAGAAGGTAAATCATCTTCTATTGCTATGCTAAATATTGACCAATTTACAAAGACTGTTGTAGCAGATAAAGAAGTAAAAAACGATAACCCGTTTAGTGCAACTTCATCTACTACTAATACACAAGCTTTTACAGATAAAACAGACGATCTACCATTTTAATATAAAGTAGATCATTATTAATAAATAAGGGTAGTGTAAAAGCTACCCTTATTCTTTTTTAATCATTAAAATAAATCATCATGGTAGAAATAGAACATATTCAAGATATAGAAAAAGATCAACCTGCAAAGTCTAGTGCAAAAGAGCAAAAATTAAAAGATCCTGTAGATGCAAATACGGAAACTCAAGATACTGAAGTATCTGAAGCTACAGAGCATGATAAACAGATTGAAAATCAAGAAGATAATACACCTGAAAATAATATTTTAGTTAATAGTAACACAAATGTTCATGATTTAAAACCTGGAAATAGATTTTATGGTAGTATAAAATATAACAATCCTAAAGGAAAACAACAAGCACAGCAAGGTATTTTCTTAATATTAACTTCAGAAGTAAAAGGAAAGAAAGGACAATCCAGAGAATATACTATGACAAATTGTACTGGACAAGAGTACAAAGTATGTAGTGGAGCTATTAAAATAGCTAATATAACAGATCTCAAAAAGAAGAAAAAAATAGAGGAAAAAGCACTAGAACAATTTGGAAGTAAAACAGAAATCAAAGAATTGCTTAACAAATTAGAAGAAGAATTTAAAAAGAAAGAGGAAGAAGAAAAGGAAAAAGAAGAATTAAAGAAAATTCAATTCTCATTTAGTTCACTAGAACCAGAAGACAAGCTTAAAAGTTTAATTAAAGCAGGTATGAATAACATCTGGATGGTTGGTCCAGCTGGTTGTGGTAAATCAACTATAGCTCGTAATACAGCTAAAGAACTAGATATTCCTTACTTATGTATTTCTTGTGGTATTGGTACTTCTGCAACAGAATTTACAGGATATAAATATCCTACTCGTGAAGCAACTAAGTTTGCTGAATTCTATGCTAAGAAGTCAATAATCCTTATAGATGAGATGACTGCGCTCGATCCATCTGTAGCACAGGTTATTAATGCAGCATTGGCAAACGGTGAAATAGAGACTACTACAGGTACTGTTTTACGACATCCTGAATGTATCATTATTGCTACATCAAATACTTTTGGTAATGGAGCAGATCGTCAGTATGTTGCTAATAACCAACTAGATGCTTCAACAATTGACCGTTTTACTGGAGCAATAATTGAAGTAAATTACTCTGTTAAATATGAGTCACAATTTGATCACGAAGTAGTAGATTATATTTATTTACTACGCGACTGCATTAAAATAAATTCATTACGCCGTATTGCATCTACTCGTATGATTCAAGCAGCAGAAAAGATGAAAAAAGTAGGTATGTCAGACTGGAAAGATATGCTTATTATTAACTGGTCTGATACCGAAAAGAATATAGTAAAACAATATATTCAAAAAGTAGAAGAAAATAAAACTAGACAAAGTGTTGATTCAACAATTGAATTTATACGTAACCGTTTTTCAAATTCTACTTCAACAATGGAACTTAAAACAGCAGCGTAATGAAAAAACTGAATTTAAATATTAATATAAATTCATTAGATGAATTTTACAGAGAATGTGACAATATTGAAGGAGGTAATCCTGCTGAAATAAATAATATTGAAAATAGCGATGATCCTTGTTTTAGAGGATTATCTATAGCAGAAATACATGATTCTAAATATAGTTATACCAAAGGTTTAGATAATTTAAAGAAAATAGAAAAGGATATAAATCTAGGAGGTCGTAAACATAAATATAAATACGATGATTCTGATGGAGATGATATGAACTTTGATCGGTACATAGAAGGTCTACCTTGCCTAAAGAAAAGAATACCTACACATGGTATAGGTACTGGTAAGTTCGTTAAGCTTCATATTTCTATATGTGAGAATTGCTGGTGTTCAGCTCAAGCTCTTATGGTTCGTGCATATACCGCTATGAGAATTATAGATATGCTAGAATCTCAAGGATACCGAGTACAAATATCTGCATATGCAGATAATGAAGATCCTGGTTATTTTAATGAAGAACCTATAGGATTTCTTGGAGTTGAAGTTATAATTAAAAAGTTTGAAGATCCTTTAATTAAAGGACAAATACTTACAGCAATATCTCCTTGGTTCTTTAGATACTGGATGTTTAAATTCTGGAATGCTAAATTTAAAATGAATTGGGGATACGGACATTCAGTTAGACCAATGAAGAAAGAAACAACTTCTGACATCTACATTCAGACAGGCGAAGCTTTAACTGATGAAGATGCAGAATCAACTATAGAAAGAATATCGAAACTATTTAATAAAGAAGAATAGTTTCAACTACTAGGAGGATCTGTAACAATCCTATATGGCACTATCAATTTAAGGATATTAGATAATTTATGGAAGCGTGAGCCTGCACAGCAGAAATAAAAATCTATCTCTGGATAGGCGTGGTTCGATTCCACGACTAGTAGCAAACTAAAACAGATTGCATATGTATAGTAGAAAGCGAGCAAAACTCCCAGATAATATTACTCTAGATTGGATACTTTCTAAAGTAACAGAATATGATATATATGCAAAATATATAGGTCAATTTAAAGTAGGTATGATATACAATAGTCCATTTAGGAAGGATAAAAATCCATCCTTTGGTATTTACTATAGTAAACGTACTAAACAACTACTTTTTAAAGATCATGGAACAGGTGAATGTGGTAATGTAATTAAATTTGTATCATTATTTACTGGTAAAACAGAATATAATGATATACTATCAGATATAGTAGATAAGTTAAACATTACTAATAACACCAAACTCGTTAGCTCTAAGCAATATATACCGCCAACTGAAACAGTAATTGGTGTAGTACGTCAGGAATTTACTGACGTAGACATCAATTACTGGAAGCAGTTTAATATTTCAATAGATACTCTAAAGAAATTTAATGTAAATAGTATTAAATATTATTTATGTAATGGTATAGTAAAGGGTACTTATAAACGAGAAAATCCTATGTATGCATATAAGGTCTATAACAATTTTAAGATATATAGACCATTAGCAGATAAATATACTAAGTGGAGAAACAATCTTACAGACTATGATATCCAAGGCTATGAGCAGTTGCCTCAGAAAGGTGATATACTATTTATCACAAAGTCCATGAAAGATGTTATGTGTTTGTATGAAATGGGTTATCCAGCTATTTCTCCATCTTCAGAGAGTACATTTCTACCTAAAGATGTATTAGAGCAACTTAAGACGCGTTTTAAGCGTATTATAATACTTTTTGATAGAGATACTTCTGGAGTAAAAAGAAGTCGCAAATTAAGCCAGGAAACAGGCTTAGAAGCACTATTTGTTAACAAAAGATTCAAAGCTAAAGATGTATCTGATGCTATTAAAGCTAATAGCTTTGAAGAAATAAAAAATTGGTTAAATGAAACTGTTAAAAGCTGTAGGTAAAGTACTGTCTTTACCTTTCGATTTAGTTCTTATTATCGGAAAATTATTATTAATACCGTTTGTAGCAATTAGCAAGTTATTGCACGGTGAATTTAATGAATGGAATAAGAAACGTAAGTTTGTATTGAGTTCATTAAAAGAACTATTTAAAGCAGTAAAAAATGAAAAGGATTATACTTTTTCAACAAATATTGCTTATACAGATGAAAGCGGAAAAATACACGAACGGATTGAAAATATACATTTAACAAAAGATAGCGTACAACATTATATTAATTATGCTAAAACAAGTCTTAAACAAGAAAGTGCGTAATGCTACTAAACAAGAAATAGATGGAATAGTATTTCGATCTAAGTTAGAAGCTTATACATATTAGAAACTAAAGGAAGCAGGTATATCAGCTGAATATGAACAGCATAGATATACTTTACTTCCTAAGTTTATATATAATAACTCTACAGTTAGAGCTATTACTTATTTACCAGATTTTGTAGGAGATAATTTTGTTATAGAATGCAAAGGATTTGCTACAGATTCTTGGGCAAACAGAGAAAAACTATTCAAGTATTATTTAAGCTTGAATGAACCAGATACTAAGTTTTACTTAGTAAAGAACAAAAAACAAGTTGATGAATTAATCAACAAATTAAAATCTTAAATTTTCAGATTATGGCAAAGAACGAATTTATTAAAATAGGAGAACAGATAATTGCAAAACCTAAAGGTGCTGATTATGATTTGATACCTGGTAAAGTATATGATCTGAGTTGGAATAGCTGGGAAGATTCACCTATATTTAAGGAGAATGGTGAATTAAATCTACCAAAGAAAATCTATTCTACTAAAACTGATGACATATTTAAGAAGCGTATTATAACCTATTTTAATAAAGCAAATACAAATACTACTGGCGTAATGCTAGCTGGTACAAAGGGAACCGGTAAAACTCTGATGATGAAATCATTAGCTAAAGAATCAGGATTACCTATTATTGTAGTTAATCCTGATTATCCAGAAGGCAAACTTATTAAGTTTTTTAAGTCCTTTACTACTCCAGTGTGTGTTTTGTTTGATGAAGTTGAAAAGAACTTCAAAACTGAGTATATGCTAGATTTCTTAGATGGAGTTGAAAAGACTGCACAGAAACTAGTAATTATGACTTGTAATGATTTAAGTAAAGTTAGTCAGTATATGCAAGATCGTTGTTCACGTATTCGCTATTTACGTCGATATTCTCCTGATGAAAATGCTGCATTCTTACCAATGTTAGCTGATGATTTTGGTATTAAGAACAAAGAAGAAGTAGTAAAATTCTGTAAAGATAATATCAAACTACTTTCTATGGATAATATTATTTCTTTCATGAGTGAAGTCAAAATGCTAGAAGATGAAGACATTAGCCTTCAGGAAATCATAAACATCATGAACATCTCTACTGAAAATATACCAACTAAAGTTAGTGATACTATAGAATATGATGAGGAATATGATGATGAATGTGATGATGGATATGACGATTGTGAATGTTGTGATGCAGCATGAAAACAAATAAGGCTAGATATATTCTAGCCTTTTAACTTATATAAATATGAAAATATGCGGTATAAGTGATATACATGGTAATCTCGTTGAGAATATACCTGAGTGTGATGTACTATGTATATGCGGTGATGTAGTAACATTAAATACTCAAAGAAATATTGAAGCATCTAAACATTGGTGGGAAACAAAATTCATAAAGTGGGTAGATAAATTACCTTGTAAGAAGGTAATTATTATACCAGGTAATCATGATTTTTACTTAGAATATAAGTATAAATTAAATGAATGGGGTTCTTTTAAAGATCATATGCAAATTTTATCTAAAGGTAAATTAGTATTTCTTATAGATGAAATATATATATATGAAGGTATTAAATTCTACGGATCTCCTTGGATTAAACCAATTGAATTTCAAGAGGACAGATGGGCATTTAGTAAATTTGATACTTACGAAGATATACCACAATGTGATATACTACTAACACATGATAATCCATTTTGTAATGAAGCTCTAGATGTTTTCTCCTTTGGAAAGAGTAAATATCATTTATATGGGCATTGGCATGATGGATCTAGTGATATAAATTCTGGAAGATACAATTGTTCTAGATTGAATAATTGTTATAGTTTTAAAAAGAATTATGAATTTGTAGTATTAGATATTATGACAGAAAAAGAAAAGAAACAAGTAGAACAAGCATTCTTAGATAAACTTATTAGTCAAGCATACAATAATAATGTAGCAGATTGGCTTAAGACATTTAAAGAAGTTGAACTACAACAAGATAAAGAAGATGAATTAGTTTGGGATACTTCAGCAGAAGTTCCTGAGTCAGCTGTAATTAGCAACATGGAGGATTAAGTATGAAAGTAGAAGGAATTGTTACAGATAATGAACGTATTGCAATTGAAGCAATGTTCAATAATGTTATTGATAATACTATAGAAATACAAGCTATAGAAGAAAAAGTAATTATAGAGTATGTTAAAGAATAAGATGGATATTAGTATTCCTTATTACGAAGATAATAGCAGAGTAAGTAATTCTGCAATAGGATGGTTTATTAAAAGAGGTCCTAGGTATTTTCGTGATATGCTTGATGGAAAAGAAGAGGGAATGAACTTTTCTTTTCTTGAAAAAGGAACTATGATTCATGAATATTTACTTCAACCAGAAGAATTCTGGAAAGATTATATTATTCTTGATTTTGCAACACCTAAAGTAAAACAGCAAAAGGATTTATTAGATGAGTATCATAGACTTATGCAAGTAAATCCATTAGAATCTCAAGATAAGCTTAAACTATCTGCTTATAAAAAAGCTTATAGTAATAAGAAATCTGATGAGAAATGTATTGAAGAAGCTGAAGGTCTTATTATGATTTATCAAGATTACTTAGAATACTTGAGTAAGAAAGATAATAATAAGAAGATAATTAGCTTTGCTGATTTACAAATGCTTAAGAAGATTAAGGAAAATATTCAGAATCACAAGAAAGCAAATGAATTGCTTTTTAATTTACCATCTACTTTTGAAACTCATAATGAATTTCATATTAACTGGCAAGTTAATAGAATCAATAATATTAAATGTAAATCTTTACTAGATAGAGTATGTTTTGATCATGTTAATAAGAAGATAATTCTAATTGACTTAAAAACAACTGTAAATGTCTATGATTTTGCACATTCTGTAGAAGAATATGATTATTACAGACAAATTGCTTATTATGGATTAGCAATTCAATGGTATATGCAAGAGGTATTAAATCTTAATTCTGAAGAATATGATTTTGAAGCATATATTATTGCTATAGGTAAAGATTCTGAAAATCAAATTAGAGTGTTTAACATGAAAAATGATAAAATACTCAGTGAGAAAGTTGATTTAATTAACAATTCTTTACAGAAAATTTCATATCATATCAGTACAGATCAATGGGATCACTCAGTAGAATACTACGAAGGTGATGGTGTTGAAAAACTATAATAAATGCTTAATATTTTTAAGTGATTTTATAGAAGCGAAGATATCTTACTTTGATTGTCCAGCATTTGTAAATATGTATACAAATTTAAAAGGAGACAATTCTGAAGGAAAATTATATTTAGTTTATAAGTTTAGTAGTCATTATGAACTATCTAAAAAAATAGAGGAAATCAGTTGTAATAAAACATATTATAACTGGTTTCCTTATACTATAAATAAACAATCTTATATTGTCTTTTCATTTAAGGTTAGTAAAGATAAAATACAAGAATTAGAATTCTGTAAAAAAGGTAGATTTACTGATAGTTATTTAGATGTAAAAGATTTAGTTGTTATTTGGAAAGACTACTTAGATCAATTTGATGATTTGCTTAAGTCAAATGACTTTTGCTCTGATTATACTTGTACTTGTTAAAAATAAAAGGCTGGAAATAATCCAGCCTTTTTCATTAATCAGAATCTCTATTTGCAATTTGAGTTTCGTAATATCTTCTTTTAGAAGGTATATCCTATAATTCCCATATATTTTTAAACGGAGTTATTTTCATTCCAAATTTAAAAGTAGGAGAAAAACCTTTATAAGCGCCTCTGTCTATTTTTTCATCTTCATTATTAATCAGATTATGTACCCATGCTGGTACAGTAGAAATTAATCCAGAAAAGTTATCATAATAACTATAAATGGGGAATGGAGTTTTGATAGTTGAGATAGCGTCTTGGATTGCCCAAGGAGTAGAAGACATCATGGTTTCAAAATCTGTTCTTACTAAAGCAAAAGCTAATAATTGTTTTAATATATTATCTTTATCATCATCTGCCCAAGCCTTTGCTATTGGCATTAAGAAGAAATGCAATATATGTACACCTATTAGTTCTAAAGATAATTGTCTTATTACTCTACGCTAATCGTATGTAGAATTCTACATATACTTCTACCATAAACTAATATTCCTAGTATCTCTTCTTATTGCAGAAATAATACTAAAAGGAACTCTAAACAAAGCCTCTTTATATCTTTGAGAACTATAATCCCATTGTCTATTCTATACCCATCTTTCTTGAAGTATAATAGGCATAAACTGTCTATGCATCATTACTAAACTTCCTATAATATTACTACTTAACATAGTTTTCTATAGTGGAGTAAGCTAACCATCAGCAGATTGAGCTAAATTTCTAGCAGTGTTACCAATGGTTTCTTTTTTAGCATCCCAGGCTTTTTGATAAGCAGGGTCTTTGGTTACGATATTTCCATTTTTATACTCTACTAAATCTCTAGAGGATCTAAATGTGTTCCATTGATTTAGCATTACTTCATCATTACTATATTTACGTTTAAATTCTTCTCTACTAAGAAACTCTCCATTTACGTATCTATAGTTGTACATAACAGAATTTAGTATATGACCCTTTACAACATAATCACTTAAAGAGTATACTCCAAAAGCCCAGTTTCTAGCTATTTGTTTTTGAAAAGTAGATAGATTAAGTCTGTCTGTTTTTATTTCAGCGCCCACTTGAAAATATTCCATTAGCTTCATCTATGTACTATTATGATAATCACTAAGTAAACTGAAATTATTTTTAAATAAGTCTACAATCAAAGCTTTAGCACCATTAATACTATCTTCAAAACTATAATACCTACCAGAAAGCGAATTAATTATATCATTATAGACTGCTGTAAAAAAACCCGTAGTAGCACATATAATGTTTAAACCTAGATTTACAGTAGTTCCTAATGCTTTTAAACCTAGCATTAATTTAGTAAAATTAACTTTTCTAGGTTTTATATGACCTTTAAATCCTAGTATAGAATAATCTCTTTCTTTGATATCCCATATAGCAGATTTAGTCTTAATGTCATATATATTCATCTCTACGAAACTTTTAGCAAACTTATATATATTAGATTCCTGCCCTTTTTTACTCCTTCCTCTGTACTTACTTTTGACGTCTCGATTGCCTATAAATTGTAAGATAGCTTCGGTTTTAGGTTTGAGTTCACTTTTTATTCTAAAGTTTTCAGCCATTTTAAAATACTCTACTATAGAGCCAACAGTATTAGCTGTAATAGTAGAAGGATCATCCAGACTTTTAACATAATTCTGTGGAACAAAATATAATTTATCTGTGCCAGTATCTACTGTTTCATCGTTTAAACCAGTATCGTCATTTCTAGTAGATACTTTATCTTTCCAATATTCTTTAAAACCTTCAAAACCTCTAGCTCTAACATATCTCCACATAGAACCAGATATTTGTGGCAATCTGTATGAACTTAAATTAGTAAGATTGGTAAGTTTACTATTTGATTCTCTTAGAGTACTTACACATTCTTTATACAATTCGTGCAAATCCTCATTTGAAGTTATTTTTTCAAATGATTTTGAGTTATCATATAATTCTAATTTAGGTAAATAATATTCACCTTGATCTTCAATCTCTGGTTTGTAGTTTTTATTAACAAATGGAGAGTTTTCATCCACTTCTGAGAAATATATAGAAGGTTGTTCTTTAAGTATATATTTTTCTTTTACTGGAATAACTGTTGTAAGATAAGATTTGGGATATATATTACCTTGACTATCCCTATTACAATGTGTCATTTCAAATTCCGCTAAAGTACCATTGGCAATAGCATCAGCTCTAAGTTTATAAAACAATTTAGATGGTACTACTTTAGCTATATCATTGAATTTCAAACCTGTAGTTTTCTTTTTACCATTTCTTTTTCTTATCTTATATAAATCTACGTCTATTTTATCTAATTCTGCTTGAGCTACACCAGGTATTAGCTTTTCAATTTCATGTGTTTTATCATCTCTAAATTGTTTAAGTATTGCTCTTTTTCTTTCTTGTAATTGTTCATATAGTTTTTTATCTGATTCGTTAGTTATTTCAGATCTTTCTACTTTAGCTAAATCGTCATAGAACTCTTGAGTATATTCATCTCTAGAATTATACTGTAACCATCTTTGATACTAAGCTTCTGTTAAACTTGCTTTTTTTTCAGCCTTGATTTTGTCAAACAATTCTTTATTTGATTTTAATACCATTCCTTTAGAAAGTTTATCGTTTAGAGCAGCTAATTCTACAGCAATTTCATACTCTTCACCTTGTTTTAGTTTTCCATCTATTCCATAGATACTAGCTAATTGTTTTTTTTCTAAGTATAAATCTTTTAACTTACTCTAATTTTCCTCTGATAGTTTACTTGTATCATAAAAACCGTTGATGTCTTTTACTGTATCTAATAACTTATGTATCTTTATCTGTACTAATTCTCTGGCATCAGCGGCTAATGGTGATAAATTATTGAATAATTCGTAATATTCTGGGGTATACTTTCTTTCACAGTGTTCTGACAACCATTTGTTCTTTCTTTTATTATATTCTGTACGTATAATAGGACTTACAGACCGTAAGTCGTCAACGTCTAATATACCTAGATCACTTCTAAGCTATTTTAAAAATTGTTTATAGTCATTATTAAATCTACCATAGTTTCTTTTTCTCACTAAGTAACCAGTAGGTAATCCATTTTCATCTAATTCTACTAATTTCTTTTGATTAAAAGTTCCAGCTTTTTTTAATAATGTTGTCAATTTATTATACTTTTCAAATGTGGCTCTATCTACTGCAAATTCTGCGTTTTGAGTTATATGAAATAATGCTCTAATTGCTTCATCATTGATTTTATCTCCAGCACCTACCCAAGCAGTAATAGCTAATATATCTTTTCCAACAGTTTCTTGATGTTCTTGTATATAATTTTCTATAGTTGGACTATTAACAGATATACCTATTCTTCTAATTTCCTCAGCAGACTGTTTTGTAATCATGTTATTTACGTTATTAGCACCAACATTTAGTATTGTCTGCATTCTTTTGGCTTCTTTTAACAGATTCCTATATAGATTCTCTCCAACTATATATTTATATTCTTCTGTAGCAGATAATGTATTAACACATTCATCTAACATAGGACAATAAAAATTAAAGAAGTCCTATTTTAAATCTAGTAACTACTTTAATGTCATTTTATCCTATACACCATTTACCACATCTCTAATTTGTCTTATAGTAGACACTATATCGTATTTGGTACTATATATAAAATTAGTTATATTCTAAATCCTATCTATAGTTCTATTCTCTAATTCAGATATCTACAATGTCAACGCTGCTTTAAATTCATCAGTAGCATTGGTATCTTTTTTATTTAAAGTGTACAATCTAGCTTTAAGTCCGTCATGTATCTTTTGTATTACTTTTTCTAATTCTTTTTCAAGATTCTCTTTAGTAGCATAGTCGTATTTATCAAAATACTATCTATAAGCTTCTATATACTCTTGTACATCTTGTTGATATCGCTTGTCCAAACTATCAGCTAAGTAATACTACAAAGATTCATCTAACTACGAACCTTCTAGTCTACTGTCAGAAGTAGAAAAAGAACCAGTATTATTTACAGATTTAATTTTAGATGGATTTAGTTCTGTTAATTCTTTAGTTGAACTATATTCTGGATCAGAAATAAACACCATATCTTCATTAAATTTTGTAATAATAGGTTCATTATTTTCATCTACAGCTTTAGACCCTTCAAACCATGCATTAAACGTTTTTGTAAAGGTTTTAGCTCTTCCTTTTATAGCAGCAGCTCTGTCTCCATTATAATACTACAGTAAGTCTGAAAATAGCTTAGATGGCTTACCATCTTTTGTCTAATCAATAGGATTACCGTTATTTTCATTCCAGATATGGTAGGCGCCAATTTCGCCTACCAATTCTTTTAATTCATTAAATTCTTTTAGGACATTCTTATTACTAAAATTTGGACATATAATCATAATTATTTACCTTTACAGTTTTTATAAGCTTCATCGTTAAATTTCATATCTTGAACAGTATCAGTCCCAGTATTCATATCTGTAATTATATCTTGTACCTATTCATACTGAGTAATACCAGCATTTAATATAGAATCAAAGTATGGACTTTCTCCAAACACATCATCAGTTATTTCTGTAAAATTCAATACATCGTCACTTATTATAGTCTAAGTTCCATCTTCTATATCTACTTGCATATCTGATAACGTAACAGAATCATCTTGTCCTACCGTTATTGTAGAAATTTGTTCGTCTACTTCTCCATAAGTAGTAGAAGACTAAGTATCTTCTGTATTATGTATTTCATTAGATGCTTCTAAATCTGAACCTACTGTTGTAACTTCTGGCTCTTCAAAGCTAACTATTTCTTGTTTTTCTACAGTATTAATTACTACAGCATCTGAAGATTCATACACTAAAGTGGTATGATTTTTATTTGTCATAGGTTCAAAAAATTTCTAGACTAATTGTTCTATTTGTCCATTGTTCCAAATAGCTTCTTTAGGCAAAGCATTTTCTTCAAACGCAGATTGTTCCCCAGATTGTTTTTGATATTCATAGTAAACTTTTCTATCATCTTTAGTACCTAAAGCTGGTATAATTTTATATACAGATTGTTTTGTATTTTTTACTGGATCACCATTTTCATCAGTTTGATATACTGTTGCTACTTTCTGATACAATATATAACTATTGATGTCATTAGGATTAAGTTGAATCTTAATAAATGGTTGATTAGCTCTCCAACTACTAAATACTGCTGGCATTGGTTTAGAATCAGGCTTTATTTGAACCAATGTGCCATATTTATTATCGTAATTACTTAATTGATACGGCTTAACTATCTTATCGTTTCTATAAGCATTTCTAGCTATTTCTGTAAATAACTCTGTAAAGTTATTATTCTGCATGTTTTCAGAATTAAAACCAAAATAGTCCATACCTACTAATTTATCATTATTAAGTATTTCTATAGCAGCTTTAATTGCATCTGAATAACCTTTTTGTTTCTTCCAAGCAGTAGTTATTACATCGAAGAATGAATCAGTACTTCTATTATCGAAACTAGTTAAGTAAGCATATACACCCAATCTATTAGCAAACTTTCTTATACCTTCATCTTCACAGTCTAGTAGATCTTGATATGCTGACAATAATCTGTTTTCATAAGTAGCAGTATTAGTTAAAGCGTTATCTGCTGTTACTATTCTATCATATTTCTAGTTAGTACCATCAGATGCATATTCTTGTAGATAGTTAAGTAACTCATTCTTAATATGACCATTGAACGCAATTGCTGGTAAATCATTACGTTTTCTTAAATCATTTTTAATCTAAGTTAACCTTTTAGCTATACTTTTAGGTCCTCTTAACATATTAAGGAATTTCTTATCGCTAATATTAAAGTCCTCAACTGCATTCACTACAGCTTTAGTTCTTAGTGAGGTAGTTAATATTTTTGATAATTCAGCTACAGTGTTTTTATCTGAAGAATTACCTAAAAAGAAGTCACATGCAGCATTAAATATTGTCTTATATCCTTTTGTAGCTTCTATGACCTGTCCGCTTAATAATATTCTAGGAGTATTTATACCAGCATCTAGTTTCTACTTAAGGAATGTAGAAGATAAGTAATAGTTTATAGGTTTTTCTATGTTATCAGCTCCATTTATATAGAACCTACTTTGATAATTATCTATATATCTATTTAATCTACGTTTGAAATTTAACTGTAACGGTAAGGTATTACCAAATTTCTTAGTATCAATCTATGATAATTGAACTAAATTTGATAAAACTTCTGTATCTGAAGACAAATCTTGATAAGCTCTAATAGATATGACTTGTTGATATAATCCATTGACTTCTTTTGGTTTTTTTAACGCTTCAGATGCTACTTTCTTATCAAACACGTCATTATAATTGACTTCAACAGCATCATATCCTTCTATAGATGGAAGTGAATATTCACTAGCTAAACTATTATAATACTGTGCATATTTTGCTTTATTAGAGTCACTATCATCTAATGATATAATCGCTTCTCTCAAAGAAGTCATATATTCTTTAGCTATAGATTTAAGTTTATCTCTTTCAGTTATTCCTTTTTCTGCACCTATAATACCTTTACTTTCTAACATTTCTTTAGTAAACCTACGCAATGCAGGTTGGGCTAAGAAGTAGAAAGTATTCTCACCTTTACCACCTCTGATAAGCAAAGAGGTCATATTATAAGTAATGGAGTTTACGTTCAAAGCCATAATATATGGGTCTTTCGCAACGTCCACGTGGGCGTTAATCAATGCTGATAACCAGTCCATAATACGTTGATCATCTTCTCCATATACCTAATCTAACTGACCTAAGTTATATCTATTAGCATTAGAATAATTGATACATAGGTGAGTAAATTGAGTTAACGCATGATTAGTAGAGTTAAGTGCAAATGGAGCAATACCAGCTTTACCACCAGTATACTCTGTCTTTCTAGAAAGCTAGAAAGAAGGAGCTAATTCATACATAGGATTTACTTCTACAGTATTTTTTGGCAGAACTATTGGAAGAATCTGCTTTTGAAGAATCTTTGTTAATGTATCAATAGAAGCTCTAGTTTCAGCAATATTGGTAAAGTCAGTCAGTACTAATGAGTAATTATCTAGCAACTTATTAACGTAACCTTGTTCCGATTTTTCGTCTGAACTTACTCTTTTACCATCTTTATATGTATATGTAGCTAGATAAAGTTTATCAACCGTTTGCACCCCCGCTTTCGCAGTATTTAAAGGGACTAGACTATATCTTCACCTTGATTGGTGCTCCCCATTTCGCTTTTCAGCTACTCAACGCCTCTAGTGCGTTGGCTCAAATCATATTCAATTTTGTGTTTCATTGAAGGAACTTGATTAACATAAGGTTTTATAATATTTATAAATTTTATTCCTTCTTTTGTTCCACAACATAAAGAATAACTGTTTTCCCTTTTTCCTTCATGGAACATATAAAATTGAATATTCCAAACTTCTTTAAAATAATCTATTATTATTTGTAATTCTTCTTTAGGTATACAAGTTGCAATTTTAATATAGAATCCGTGTACAATACCTTTAGTTTTTCTATAGTTTATATGTCCATCGTCCATATACCATATTGCAATTTCTTTAGCGCTTAATCTGTTAAGTAACTTTCTATTTCCAAGTTTTTTATAAGGTTTATAGAAAACTCTTCTAAGAACTTTTACAAAAGGAATTATATTCAATTGTGAATAATAAACTTTTTTCCCTGTATTAAATCCCTTTGTACTTACATATTCTTTAATACCGTTGTTTCTTAATCCGGCTTCATTTAATTGTTTTACTTTCCATTCTAAGTAATCTAATTGTTCTTCACAATGAGAAAGTTTGAATACGTAATTATTACTTATTGTGCCGTCGCCTAATAATAGACCTATTAACAAATTTCTAGATTTTTTATTTATTTTAGTTTTCATAATTGCTATCCATTTAGGAAGCGTTCGTTGAGCGTTAGTCGTTGAACCTTCCGATTAGTTATATAGATAATAACGTATCGGCTTGGCTGCTGGTTATCCAATCTTTGACATTATTACCGCTTGTCTATAGCGGTAGTCATAAGCTCTAAGGAGTTTCCAGCAATTAAAGGAGTTTTACTTCAACTATTATTTAATCGAAGTCAGAACCAGTCATAGCTGTAAATTCTTCAGGAACTATAATTGTATCACCAATAGTAGTTGGCATAACATCAGCTACTTGGAACGAGAACATTGAAGACAAACCCTATGTGGGAATACGATATCCTATACCATAAGGTTTAGATTCTACTTCTACACCGTCTACCATTCTACTACCTATTATACCATTATCAATTAACCATTTGCGTTTACTATAAAAACTTGCATTTTTAAGTTCTTCTGGTAATATATCTCTAAAGAAGTTTTCACTAAGTATAACTTGCATATGACCTTCTTTAGCTAAGAATTTTAATTTCTTTCCTTGATTAAAAGCCAAACCTAATTCTGCATCAGTTTTTACACTTCTACCAACAGCTTCATATGCAAATGAAGACATCTGAATAGCAGAACCACCAGGAGTATTTACATCTACTACTGCTTTATTGACAAAAGAAGTTATCTTAGTTTGAATCCAATCTCTAATACTTTGAGCTTCAATTGGTACTACAATGTTTCCATTTTCATCAACAGTTAAATTGGCAATTATTTCAGCAGACATACCTGAATTTGTAGCCTATCTCTGAAGATAATTTACTATTTTGCGATTATCTACTTTGCCATTAGTAAAGAACTCTTTTTTTATTTTGTTCTAACCTATTCTGGAGAGTGAATTAATAGCATCCATAATATTCTTCTTAATTTCAGAACCTTTTACAGCTAATCCTTTATTTTCTCCATAAGTACGAGTATCTACTACATTAGCAAAACCAATTTTAATAGCTTGTGTACCAAATGATCTTTCAAGGTGTTCGTGTGGATCAGTATTTAGCTACAATCTAATTTGAGTTAGATCCTAAGTATATGTTGCTAATCCTTTACCAGAAACACCATCCACATCACTATTAGATGTTAATTCAGATAAGTTTACTTTACCATCTTTATAGAATGATAACTTCTTTCTACCACCAACTTTAATAGCTGATTCAAATGCTACCATATCTATATAACCTTTACTAGCATCATTCATACGATCGTATAAATATTTATTATCAGCTTTAGCAAAAGTCTTAAATAGCGGGAACAAAGCCATCTTATCGAACGTATTTACATTCATACCAAGAGTCTAATCAAAGTGATCACCAAAGTAAACCATTTTAAGAGGTTGTGTGATAGCTTTAATTGCTTTTTGATACTTCTCAGTATCACTCAACCAGCTATCATCAGACTCCATAATATTATAAGCTTCTTCGATTTCAGGACTCCATTCTCCTAAAGACTTCATCAATCTCTTATAGAATTCTGGTCTGATGTAAACAGCAGCATTTGCTTGATTAATTTCTCCGTCAGCATATGGTTTAGCGCTATTTTTAGCTTGTTGTTCAATAAACTTAATAGCATCTGGATTCTTTTTACGTAATCTACCTAATGTACTTTCTATAGCATGATCGTCCTTAACGGCATTTAATGCTTGCTAATCAGTAACACCAAACTCTTTTTGGAACATATCCTTTATTAAGGATTTTCTAAACATACTATATAATGTATCATATACTGTAGATCCTATTTCATTATCTGATAACTATAATACTTGGAATTTAGAATCACTTCTATCTTCCTAATCCTTAGTATCTCCCCATTTAGTTCTCAAGTTTGTTCCAGTAGACAATACTGAAGATAGACGTTTAATTTTATCTACATCTCTACCAGTTATCATATAATAAGCAGAATAACTTGATTTATCTCCATCTGGGTCATGTTTATCTATCCAAGCTTCTAATGTTCTTTCATCTGATATAACAGGCACAAATGAATCATCATTGGGCTTATATACCATAAGTTCTTTTTGCCATTTATATAATGCTGGATCTCCAGTAAAACATTTCTCTATTTCTATAGTAGAAATCGCACTGTTGATGGCATGTGAAGCTATGATAGAGTATATCACATCTGTTCCTTTATCTCTACTATCAGTTTTAGAACTTATTTTTTCAAATTCTTCTACAAAGTTTATAGGTATATACTTATTACTTAAGTCTTCACCTATTACACCTAACTCTACAGCTTTTGATATTTCATTATTTACATAACCTACTAATAAATCATTGATAGCTTCCTTAATTACAGTATCGTTATCTAATGCCTATTTGATTACATTAAGAATATCTTGTATAGATTGTGAGTCATTAGAATATTCTGCTTTAGCTAGAATTTCATTTAAATTATAAGTATCACCATTAATGGTTATCTTATTAAAATATCTAAATCTTCCACCATTACCATCAGCGTATTTACCTTTTTTACTACCATAGTAATTACCAACAGATAGATTGGGATTATCTATAACACTTTGTTTAGTAGCAAAATACTTCTATATAGCATTATATTCATCTCTTAAATATCCTTTGAATATATTTAAAGTTCTATCTGAGAATCTTCTCTTTTGATCCTAAAATATAACTCTAGTTATATCTCCGTTTTCATTGTATTCGTAATCAGTGATAGCTGTAGATGGTAAGAAATCCTTGACCATTTGAATACCACTTATAGTGTGCCATGTCTTTTTATCAGACATAGTAGGACAAAATAAGTGATTATTAAATCCAAATGTCATTTTAGATAAGTAATCCTCTATAGGAGATATACCAAAGTAATCACGATTAGTGTTTTGCAGATTCTCTTCTAAGTTTAGATAAGTATTTAATTTAATTAAATCAGCATTACTGTTTATAGATTGTAATAACAAAGAATTTGCAGAGTAAGGATTTTTGCCTAATAATTCTCTTTTACCGTTCAAATTATATTTCAACCATCTTATTTGGTCTGACATATAATTATTCTCTGTAATAGGATATACTAGATTACCATCCGCTCCAGTTACACTAAATTCTTCTGGAGATGGGTGTGTTCTACCCCAAGCTATAGCCATTAGATTTATCTAAGCATCTGGTTTTCTACTAGTAAATATTCTATCAAATGTTCTAGCAGTTTCTCCACTTCTGGATTTTATACTACTTGTACCTCTAATTGCAGCTATGTTAATATTATTTAATATACTTTTAGTTAAAGAAGTACTAGCATTTGCAGATCTCCAGAAATTCTCAAATGATTGCATGTTAGGCTAACCTGTTCCATTAGTAAGTAAATAGTCTAATGCTAAATCATCCATATTAATAGATAGATTATTACACATATCTATAAAATTAGATCTAACTTTAATATAATCATCCAAAGTTTTATCTTTCTTTTTTAATACATTATCTATTAATATTTTATGTTTCCACACAGCAGAATGAAACTTATCTTGATTTATAGTTCTAGTACCATCTTCATTAACATCAATTAAATCTGACAAGAAGAACTATTGCGACCATTTCTTTGGTAATCTACTTATCTTTCTATATACATCAGAATTCTGAATTCTCCATTTTAATTTATTAGAATATTCTTGTGTAGCATATTCTATCTGTTCGTCAGATCCTCTCTACGTAAAAGGTATCTACTTTCTTTCTACAATTATAGCAGTTAAACTATTTTTTGCACTTTTAACTGTATTTAATATTTGAGTCTAAGTGACTTCATCAATAGGATCATCTTTTGAAGTTAACTTATTATATACAGTCATAAAGAATGGATCTACTTTACCAAGATTATAACATTTATCTACTAAGTCTAAGTAACTTTCAACATTCCATAGATTCTCTAATATCTTATTCCACACAACATTGAAATCTTCAGATCTAGTAGTCATCAACAAGTCATCTTCCTCTTCTACTAAGTATTTATTACCTGTTTCTGGATCAAATTCGTATTTAGTTTTAGGAATAGAATAAAAGAATAGCTTTGCTTTGAAAGCTACATTGGCTTTTTTACTTATTGTATAACTTTCTTTATCCCAAGTATTATCAGGATTATCCCCAAGTTCTCTTTCTTCTCTTTCTTGTTCTTCTGATTCTTCAGTATTCTTTTTAATAATACTAAAGTTTCTTAAGTAATCATCTATTTGTTTCTTAAATACTTCTTTATTATTGATTACATCTTTGATAAGTTGTTCTTGATATTCATCATACATTCCTAACTCTAAGTTAGTAGTTAGAATATCATCGAATATATCATTAATCTTCTTAGGTAAACTTTGTAAATCTTCAATACTACTAATATTAAATGTATTCATTACTGTAGCATTTAAAGAATCTACTACTGCATAGAAAGTAGTAGCGTCTGCTATAGAAGCCATTTTCTTTAATTCTTTATCCTCTACTCCTGGAACATAATAGTATAATGCACCACCAAATCTTTTTTCAAAATCTTCTAATGTGGACTTAGATGGTTTATATTTTGAAAATTCTCCTTTGCGTATTTTATTAAATAAAGTTCTTACTAAATCTCCATTCCTAGTAATACCTAATACTTTAAGTATTGCATTAAATAATTTCTTAATTCTATATGCTATAGATGGTTTGGTTTCATTTAGCATATATTGTCTGAATTCTTCAGCAAGAGCTTCTTCTACTTCTTGTTTAGAAGCATCTTTTAAATATGGATATTGTTTTACATAATCTTGATATACTTGTTCTCTAAGCTTATCATTTATTAATAACTAACTTACATAATGGAAACCTTCGTGGAATTCTACTCCTTGCCCAGATTGTTCTGATAAGAATATTCTAGCTGCTGTATCACCACTAAGTCTATCCATACATACTTTTAAAGCACCATATACTTGTGGAGCATTAGCCATTCTAAATACTGCTTCTGAAGTAACAATATCTGATTTATCAATACCTAATTTATCCTGTAACCATTGTTTGGCTTCATTTACATTTAGTTTACCTTCACCTTTTACTTGTGAAGTTAAACCCCTTTTAGCTAATTTCTGAGCAGCTTGCAGTTTACCATTTCTACGAATTACTTGCCATTTACCAGTTTTATATTTGTATTGAGGAGAATTAGCTTTCATCCAATCTTTAATCTATTCTTCAGACCAATTTTCATCAGTAGAAACATATTCTATACCTGTAGTAGAAATAGGTTTATTATCTAATTTTACTTGTTTATTGTTAGTTTCCTCTACCTTTTTCTATGCTGATTTCTATACTGGCTATTGTTTGCTTGCACTAGCTAATTCTGTTTCAGTAACTTGTGGTACAGCTACTCCGTCTGTATATATGAAAGGAGCTCTGTATATAGTATCACCTAAATCTGTTTCAATTTTACCAGTGTTAATTAACCAAGTAAGTAAAGATACTGGTCCTTCATCAGTACCTATTCCTAAGTCTTCTCTAGTAAAAGCTAATTGCTCTAAACCTGCTATCTTAAATTGTTTAGCATTTGGATACTATTTAAAGTAAGAAGTAGCTAGTCTAACAATACTATCTGGTATAGGTTCTAATAAAGCATACTTATCTGTATTCCAATGCATATCTTTAGCTATTTTTCTTATAGCTAATTTATGTTGAGATTCTGAAGCTCTACTAGGATCAAATTCTACTTTTATGTGTTTACCATTAGAATTTCTTACAGCAAATTGTACATGTGTGTTACCTTCTTCAGACTAGTAATAGAGCATTTTATCCATTAAGAATGGATATTTTTGTCCTATTTCTTCACTTATTAAAGTCTTTGGTCCATTATTAACAATTATATTAAGTACATCTTGCTCAGCACCGCCAAGTTTTATTTTACCGATTAACAACTTATATGCTAATTCAGCTAAAGAATTTACTTTACCGTCTTTTCCCAATTCAACTTCATCTCCATAAATATCATAATCTAATTTATGTATAGATAATTGAATAGGAGCTATAGAACCATTAGGTGTTTGTTCTGCTTTTGGGAATATATATAATGCTCCAGATCTACCAACACCATTACCCGCTAATTCGTCATTGGACCCTAATTTGCGAATTACAAAAGGCTCAGTAACAAAGTCTTCCACAGAACCAGTACCATAACCAATTTGCATTTCCTTTACTTGTTGGTCTAACTTTCTTACGTTATTTTGTTCTAATCCAAAGTCATTAACTTCTGTAAGTTTACGTCTTATAGGAGCTCCTTCTGGGGATTTTTGGTTATTAAATTCTCCATTACTTATTCTTAATTTAGCTGGTTTAACAGACTTTGTAATAGTCGTAGGTATAGTTTTATTACTACCAAGGTAAGCATTTACTATCTGTTGCCTAATTTCTATTAACTTTTCTTTCTGCTTTTGTAACTATTGAACTTGTTCAGAATTATAATTACCAGATGCTATTTCTTTATCTACATAATCTGGAGTTCTTAGAGAAGCTATCATTACTCCATCAGTATCTTCTAATACTAAGTGAATAGCTTGCATATATGGAGAAGTGTCTCCGTATCTATGGTTAGTTACTATATAATAAGCATTTACAGAATTTATCCAACCGTTCTTTAAAAGTCTTTTAGATAATTCTTTTCCTGGTAATACAGGTATTACTTCTCCTTTACTATTAGTAAAAGTAATAGGTTTACCATTCACAGTAATATTCATTGGAGATGTAGCATCTGGTTGGAAGAAAAACGTGTTAGAAACATGTTTTACTTTCTATACCTTTCTATTACTCAATGCATCAGAGTTATTAGTAACAGTTTCAGGTTTCATATTAGCGTAGCCAGTTTCTCCATATACTTCAGTAGAAGTATCTTCTAGCATTTGAGCTTCTACTGCCAATACTTCATCAGATATAAAAGTAGTTCCATCATTTACATATATACCTCCATCAACTATAGTTATAGTAGGAGCATCCTGAGCAGGCTTGCTGTCTTCTACTTGAGTTGGAGTTGGTGGTACTGGATTACTTTTATCTTTTGTATTAGTGTTCTGTTCTTCATTTGCTTCTTGAGCATCTGTAGCTACAGCAATTTCTGGTACTTCTTCAGATGTTTGTTCACTAACACCAGATACTTCATCAGGATTCTATAAAGTTCTGTTACGTATATCTTCCTATTCTAGCTCTTGTGGAGAAGGTGTGCTATCTTCTACGTGACTAACATCGTCTACAGTTACATCAACTTTTTCTTCTCTGGCTATAATATCCTGTACTTCTCTTTCAGGCTATTGTATCTATTCTTCTATAACTCTTTCTACTAGAACATCTTCGCTACTAGGTTCTATTTCTAACTGCCTGCCCTTTTGATTTAGTAAAGCTTGTTCTTCTTCTCTAAGAATTTCATCTACATCTGTAGACATAGACTCTGATATTACAGGTTCTGCTGTTTCTGTTTTAGTTTCTTGTACTACAGGCTGTTGTTGTACTCCTTCTTGTATTGGAGTTTCTGGTTTAACCTCTGTTTTTTCTTGTTGTTTTTTAGTAGTGTCTTCAGTAGCAGCTGCTGGATTTTCTATTATTTCTTCTTGTGGTAATACTTCACCAGCTTCCTCTTTTTCTTTTCTAGCAACTTTTTCCTATCTAACTGATTTACTTAGATGTTCAGCAAATAACGAATTGGCTACAATTCTAGACGCACGTTCCTGATCAGCTAATTCTAGTAAATCATTATACTTCATCTGAGCTTGTTGATTATACTTAGATATAATAGATTTTCTACTAGGTTGAGGTTTACCTTCTCTTAGTGCTTTATCTGTATATTCTTGTATAATATTATCCTATTGCTCTTCAGATAAATCTTTGAACAAATATCCTTTGATATCCTAATATGATTCTGCTTTAAGTTTACCAGTAATATAAGCTGTGGCTTGATCTCTCAATCTATCTCTTACAGCTTTATTCATTACAAACGCTGTTACATAATTCTTTATCTATTCAGCATTTACTGGATCTTGAGCCTAATCTAAATTTTGTATACCATACGTACTTACTATTTGTTGAACGTTTCTTTCTATTCTTTCTTTTTCTCTTTTAATGTAGTTTCTCATATTATTTATATTTCTGAGATCTACATCTAAACCAGTATCCTCTGATAACTGTTGTAAAGTTTTAGTTCTATTAGTAAGAGCTTTATACAAATCTGTTATAGCTTGATTCTATAATTTTAGATAAGTAATATCATATACAGCATTTGAATATTCATCAAAAGTAGGTAAAGTAGATAAAAAATCTTGTTCTATTTCGTCTGCATATTCTGGAGTAGCGTTCATTTTGTATTGATAATCTTCATCAGACTATCTTTTACTTTCAACAAATGCATCATAAGATTCTCTAGCTTTTTGTAGGAACACATCATCTTTATTAGTTTTACCTTGCTCTATTATCTTTTCTAACTCTTTGGCTACATCGTTAGTTGATTGCTCTGCCTCATTCAATCTATCTTTAATATGTAGATAGTTCTTAACTATTTTTCTATGCTCAGAGCTGCCTCTCTTAATACCTAAATCTTTTAAATTTTCATCAATAGATTTATTACGATATTCAGCCCACAGATTAGTAGCTAGATTTTTGTCTTCATCTATCATTTCATCGGTTACTCCAGGCTGTTTCAATTTTTTAGCAGACTCTAAATAATCTGTAACATAATTAATATCTTTACCAGCTTGTATAGCATCTAGGAAGACATCCATTTTGTTATCCTGTTCAGCATTACTATATCCTTTAGCAATAAGTTTTTGTACTTCTTTATCTGAAGCATACTGTCTTACTGCATTTTTCAATTGTACTGCATTACCAGCAAATGGCATTACTAAACCTATGAATCCACCAATATCCATCGCCTTCTTTAATTCATCATCTGTATTTAGATAATTATCATTTGATAAACCAAAGTAAGCAAGATTGGCTTCATACCCAAGAAGACCAGCGTTGTATGCAGCAGATATAGGATTTATTCCTTTGTCTTTTAAATAGTCGTATTCTCCTCTTTGATATCTACTACCAACTACAGATTGAACACCTTCTTCACTACGTTCAGATACAAAATTAATAGCATTAGCTTTAGCGAATTTACCAATGTTTTCTAATAAATGTTTCCTAGTAATATTTTGTCCAGGTCTAGACGCTTTGTTCAGAATATTTTCCACCCCTCTGTCAATAGCTTTACCCAAACCAATCTAGTCTACTACACTTGGTATTTCATCTAATGGTCTTTCTATACCTCTAGCTTTTGCTAATGCTTTACTAGCCCAATTCCATAATATTTTACCTCCATAGGAAAACGGCATACTTTGTAAATAATCTGAATAACTTAAAGCGTCATTCACATCTCTAACCATTTGTAAGCCATCAAAAGCATCGTTTCTGATTTCTTCAAAATCTTTTTGATCTGTAGTAAGACCTTGAGCTAAACCAGCTTGTAGTTTTTCATTTTCGTCCATCTAATCTACAGGATAACCTAACTCACCTAATCTAGGTTCCCAAGATTCTAATACTCTATTTACATCTGTCTTATTATCGTTAGCACTTTGTAATACTCTTTGCTGATAGTTGTCAAACACTTCACTAGCTGTTTCAGATTGCCTGTAATATTTAGCTAACCAAAGATTAAAAGCTGATTCTCCTAAAGCGATTGCTGTAGCTGCTTGACCAATACCTGGAACAGCAGTTATAGCACCTCTAACAGCTAGACTTCTAGCTGCTTTATTAGCTAATATTGAAGTTCCTGTTTGTAAGAACATCATTTCTATTTCAGACAAAGAACTACCAATATGACCTAGATTATAAAACCAAGATTTAGGATCAGTAATAGATAACTCAGATTCATTTACTCTCTGCTCAAATTCTTTAGTAAGAGCAGTAGGATCGTACAACCAATTACCTTTCTTTAAAGTATTCTATCTTTTTACTATCTTAGCTGTTTTATTTTCGTATTCATCATTAGCATCAGATAATACTTTCTAAATAGCGTCTAATCTTTCTTTATCAGACATTTGTTGCTATTTATTGTTCCATAAGAAATCTTGTTCTTCCTAGTTTAATGCATTATCTTCTAACGCTGTAGCTATATTATCTAGCGGATTTACGTTGAATATATTATTATCTTTAAAGTCATTTAGCAAAGCTTTAAAGTTTATAGCTATAATACCATTTACATTCGTAGGATCTGTATCGTAGAATAAATCTCTTAAGTACGGATTAGATTTAGCATACTCTTTTATATTAGGTTCTAACTAATTTACAGTTTGTACTGCCATTTTCTATTCATCTGTAAGTATATTATTAGAGATATTATCTACAATAGACTTAGCTTCTAAATAGTTTTGAGCTTCCTATATCTGTGGTATCCATTTAGATTCTGTTTCCATTAAATTGTCTTGTAATTTAGACAATCCAACACTAAGTCTTTCTTTTTGTATATACTGATATAATGGATTAGCATTATCTAACACATTAGTTATTAACTTTCCAGTATTCCATACGATATCTTCAGCTAAAGATCTTTTATTATCTTTAGCTTCTTCTACTACTGGCACTTCTTGTTCTGTAGTAAATTCATTTATTCCATATGACTATGGTAGTTGCGATATATCAAACCCTTCGCTGTACGGAGTCATAGCTTTCCTCACTAGCTATTGTCCTAGTGAGGGGGAATTCAAATTAAATTTATTTTTCTTAGCCATTTTTTATGCGATTTTATTTTTCTTCTTCTCCGGCAGAATAACCAATGCCGTAAGCTTCCTGTTGTGTACTTGGATACAGTTCAGATCTAAATTGTTCTGACATTGATAACTTCCAAGCTTGCTGGTCCAAGTATTCAGCATTTAATTTATCTTGTGGATCTGGAAGTTTATTTAGTAATTCTATCTACCAATATACATCTTCTGTAGGAACATTGTAAGATACTTTTCCTTCATAGTTATATTTACTGCTATACTCTCCTTCTTCTAAGTATCTTTGAAATGGTAGTTTACGTTTATCTCCTTCTTTTATTTCTGTAGATAGAGACACCTTACCAGAGCGATCGTATATTCTTTTAGCTCCAGATATAACCATATCTGCGTCTGTTATACCTAACGCATCTAATTGACTTTGTGGTATAGCAACTGTAATTACCTAACTAGAATTAGGCTGTACTTGTCCATTTTTATTTACAGGTAAAGTAAGAATATTACCTCCCTATTGAAGAATAACATTAGTAAGCTTACCGTTTTTAAGAGCATCTCTAAACTTATTCTTTCCAGATTCTACGTGTTTATAACCAGCTATTTCAGATATAACATCTGTGGCTAAATCTAATTGTCTAGGATTAGCTATTACTCTGTATTTACCTAATGGAGTAGTAACTGTTTCAGATGTAATACCTGGTATAGTAGTTTGTAACAAATCATTTACAGAAGCAATAGGAGATGGAGCTGCAAATCTATTCAAAATATCATTAGTAGCGTTTGATAAATCTATATTAGTTAATTTACCATCTGTAGCATATTCTTTAAATATTTCATTAAACAATTTATTTGGTGTGTAACTATTAGATTCATTATATATTTTTCGTAATTGTTCCTTAAATATATTTGCAGATAAATTATCATTTGATTCGACAGCTTTATTATATTGATCAGTTAAAGAATTTATCTGATCTCTATATTTATTAGCTATGTAAGCTTGAGTTCCTAATTTAAATGCATCTCCACCAGTAGCTGCAATAGATTCTGTCAATCTGAAAGGTTTCTAAGTAGCTTGTTGTTCTTTTGTTCTAGCTCTTTTTAATCTATCCTCTTCGTATATCTTAGATAAAGGATTAAGTTCTCTATCTTCATATGCAAATTCTCTACCAGCTCTATATATACGACTAGCAAATAAAGCATTGGCTTGTTCTGGAGTATATCCTTGCTGTATTAATACTTGTATATGTTTCTGTGCTTCAGGAGTGTTATATATAGCAGAAATATTGTTAGCTATTTCTTGATCTGTTCTTTCAGATGAAACTCCTCTCCAATCATAAGCGCCTTCTTGTCTAATAAATCCAGGTTTCAAATTATCAACATAAGGCTTTACTAAGTCTACTTCTGATTTATAAGCTAATGGAGCAACGTCATTAAATACTCCACTATCTAAAGTATTATAATTAGTAAAGTCAACATCGTGCCACATAGGATTATACTTACCAGATAACATAAGTTGTTGATTTACTTTCTATCTCTAAAGTAATCCTTCTCTACTCTATTGTAACTAACTTAGTTCGTTATAAGGTCTGGTATTAATAAACGATTGTATTAAGGATCTACCTTCTGCTGTTTTAATCAAATCTGGATTAGCTGCTAATTTATTTACTACATCTTGTCCAGCTCCAACTGTTAAATCATACCATCTCTTAGTATCTACAGCTGATGGTGATCTAAACTCTGACCACTTAGTAAACTGATTACCTAAATCCTAATAAGCTTTATCTACTCTTTCGTTATTTGCTTTACCTATAGCATATAACTATTCAAAGGGTATTGGTGTATACTAACTAATATACTCACTTTCTATTGGTTTATCAAATCTATTCGTTGCCATTATCTTTTCAAATTATTATATAATTTAGTTAATTGATCTGATGTCATACCATATTCCAAATAAGGTAACATAGCTTCTAGTACAGCAGAGTCTCTTTTAGTTAAACGTTTGTCTCTACTTATCTACTATATTCTTGTAGATAAATCACCAAATCCTTTTCTACGAATATTTCTAGTAGCTGCATCATTCTAAGCTTGTTCTACAGAAGCTAAATGTCTAGCATTAGCATACTGTTGTCCCCATTGATTAGCTATTTGAGCATTGTTAAATGCCATTTGATTTTCAGCATTGTTCTTAGTAGCATAAGCATTAGCGATAGCTTTGTTCCTATTAACTGCTGACTGTAAACCAAATGCCATATTGGCTCCAGTGTTAGGATTAATATTAGCCATATTGTATCTAGCAATTCTATCACTTAGTGTAGCTTCTCTAAGTATAGGATCTATATTATAATCAGTAGGACCATATACTGGATCATAAGTATATGTTTCTACTCTTTCAGGACTACCTGAGAATATATTACCAATAGGTCCAGCTAATGCAGCTATATTGTCTATTAGATCTAACCAGTTATTATCACTTGGAGTTTTTGGCTTTTTACTATTTGTACCATATATATTACCTACTGGAAGCTGTCCAGGATTACCAGTATAGTTAAAGTATTTACTACTTCTAGCATTAGCAGTATCTACATTACCAATAGGAGCATTAATATTATAAGGGATACCTAATCTACTTGCTACTTCAGATGATGGTATAGGTCTAGGTCCACTACTCCGATTAGATCTACTATCTACATATGCTTGACCAATCTTATGCCAGTCACCATATTTTCTATCTGTCATTAAAGATCTAGCTTGTTCTACTGTAGGTATAACTCCTTTATTCTTACCTAAGTAAGTAGACATGTCTCCGTATTTACCGCTATAGATATCTTTTACATCTTGATCTGTAATACTATTAACCCAGTTTAAGTAATCTTGTGTATAATTATTTTTATCTGAATCCCAGTATTTAAAATCAGACATATTTTTATTATATCCATATGGTTTAATATCTCTAGTACCATCTGCATAAGCAGCTGTATTTTTCTTGTTTATCTTACTGTTTTTTAAAGCTTCTTGCTAATCTAACAATGCTTGATATGCTATTTGATTGTTTCTTTCATTTAACATCTAACTATTTTCAGCATATATATTATTAGCCTTTTTGTTGCTTTTCTTCATTAACTTCTTTCCCATTTCTGCAAATGTTTTATTTGTTCCTGGAACTTTAATCTTATCACTCAATACTTGAGTTCCAACAGGTACATTTAATAAATTGGAATCCGTAGGTTTACCTTCTTCTGGTATAGAACCTATAGTTCCATCTGGTGTTCTCAATATTTCACCATCATCTAAGTAAGCCATAGTAGATGGTACTACACCACCTTTAGATAAACTTAATTCATTATATCCATTTTCTTGATAGTAATCAGCTGCTACCTATTCAGACATTTGTCTGGCTTGAATACCGTTTTTAATTCTACCAGCTTTGTTACGTATATAACTTTTACTATGACCAAATAGACCAGCTATTCCTGATGGTAATTCGTACTCACCAGTCTACTCATTAACAGAACCACCAGAACCTATACTTGAAGTAATACCACCAATAGCTCCACCTATTACTGCTCCCCAAGGTCCACCAATAGAAGCACCCATTGCAGCTCCAGATCCTATTCCACCTATTACACCAGCCGCTGTAGGTTTCTTTCCACTAGTAGCATTACCTATCATACTACCTACAGCACCAACTCCTTGTGTAACTACATTCGCTTTATCTACTCCACTCATATTACCCCAGTTTGAAATAGCATCAGCACCGAAAGCATATTGAGGAACTCTTTTTAATTTCTTAGTTTTCATATTATAACATTGAATATCTATAAGTTGTTTTAACATAAGGAAGCTTAAATTCTCTGTTATCATTACAATCTAATGTATAATTACAGATTAAGTATTTTCCTCTCATTCTTCCAGCATAAGACATATTAGTTTGTTCTTGTTGATCTGGATTCTTCTATTTCTCTCTGCTTATAGGGAATCTAAATGTATCTTCTCTTTGTTCTATCTGTCTCCAATCAATGGGTTCTGTTTCCTAATTCTTAGTATTAAAGTGTATATCAGATATTAACGTAGGCTTAGTTTCATCTCCAATGTCTACAAATTCAGCTGAGAACCACTAATTATCGAATACTTTAGTATATGCTATATCTTTATTAACTACAAATCTAACATAAGATATTTTCTCTTCTTTAGTAGTACTATTAACATCATACATATTATGTAAGTAATAACAATTATTGTTTTTAATAGTTACTAGTCTAGTAGAGAATGGAAAGAACCAGTTCGGATTATGAGTATAGAAAGAAGTAAATACATTTAATTGTTCATTAAATATTAAACATCTATCATATATTCTAAACCATACTTCATTATATTTCTTATCATAAAATGATACAGGGTTTTTCCTAGCATTATCTGGTAGTCTATTTAAATATGTCTGTACTTGTTTTACTTTAGATAATTCGTGAAAATCATTGCTAAGAGAACATATAACATTTTTATCAAAATCGTACCAATATAAAGTAGTTTCAGAATTAGTAATACTCTTATCATTGATAATACTATCTCCATTAAGAGTAACTAAATAATCATATCTAGTAAGTATACCACCAGTACCTAACGTTAATGCTCCAGCATTATTATCAGTAATTAAAGATCTGTCATTTACTGATGCAATACCAACAGCACTATCTTGAAAGAAATATAACTTATTTTTAAATACTTTAAGATTTGTAATAGGTCCATATGTACTATCAGTATCTAAATAGTTAGCAAATTTAAATTTAGTCCAACTATCTGTTTGTTCATTATTTGTTTTTAATTCTGAACAAGTAATCCTATTCATACTCTTAACATCATCTTCAGCATATATAGATTTTTGTATATAGTTCTTACTAGTACTAGTGTTAGAATATGCAGCATTGTATACATACATTGGAGTTTTCTAAGTATACAAAGTGTTCATTTGACCTGGATCTGTTAGGAAATAAATATTAGCTTCTCCAGTTTGTGCATCTCCAGAAGATTCTACTATATCTTGTGAATAATGTTCATCATTTCTATAGTATAGATTAATACTAGACTCTAATGGTATATAAGCTCCAACGTATCTCTTAAAACCATTTCTATCATCAGCATCATTTCTAGTAAATAACATAGTGTGAGTATAATCTAATACTCCTAAATATGTATCTCCACCAAAACACATTGCCGCATCATAACCTTCCCAAGATGTTTTAACATAAGTATTAGTACTGTTGTATATAGAATAACTTCTACTCATAAAAGTATTACCACCATATTGTGTAGCATTCTTTTTTATATTAACAAATAGTACAGCATTATATCTGTATTTCCTTAATAAAGGAGTAGTACGAATACCTGTAAAATTACCAGAATATACATCTGGTGCACTAATAGCTAAACATACTCCGTGAGGACCAAGAGCTTCATTAGAACCAATACTATAATTTACAAATCCAAATCTATCAATATAGTCTACTATTTGTTTAGCTTCAAATGCTTCCTGATAAGGAGATATATTGGTTGGTTTAGTAACATCTTTTATTGAAAAAGATTGTCGTAAATTTGAATTATCTTTATGAGCATAATTCTTTCCAAAGAACTAATAATATTTACATATACCACCGCTAAGTCTACTATCGTTTTGCTCGAATCCGTCAAATACTCCACCATCTAGTTTAACAGCTGGAATATCACCATCATAGTCAGAACCTTCTACTACACCACCAAATGGATTTTCAGTTTGATTATTATCATTACGTCCCATTACTTTAGTAAAAGGAATACCTAATCTATAATGTTTGTAATTAGCATCATCGCAATATGTAGCAGAATTAGCACAGTATAACGGAACAATACTCATTCCACTATCAACAATAGAATCTGATTTTTCTTTATTGAAACATATATCTGCACTAACAAAATCAAATATACCATTAGTATCCAATGGATTTATAGCCTATTTTTCTTGCTATACCATTTTATTATCATATATATGGTAATAACCTTGTGCAAATGGAGAAATAGAACCATCTACAAAAGTAGGCATTATAGTAGGTCTTCTATCTATACTACCTAAAGAATATTCAGCTCTATAATCCTCAGTGTTATTATACCAACCATTAAATCTAATAGTCTTATTTAATAATCCTTGTGTAACTACAGTTCTATCTGCTAATGTTCTATCGCATCTTACTATTTCATAAGCTACTACATCAGTAGGAAGATTCTGTACATAAAACATTATACCTAGCGGATGAGATACTAACTCATAATTACCAGATCCATCTACAGTACCACCAAAAGTAAATGGTTCATATCCTTCAATATCAGCAGATGGAAATCTTATATCTCCTATCCAATGTACAGGAGAAGGTATATTCTTAGTATTATACAATATAATACCATATCTATATACTTCATCTCTCTAATGACTTAAAAAATTAGATACATAGTAAGGATCACAATAGTTTCTTATTCTAGATTTGCCATCACTATTAAATGTATATACTAATTCTTTTGTTTCTGGACATATTAATTTAATAGTATTGTAAGATTTTTTAGATGAAGATAAACTCATACTATATGGTAAAAATTTATCTCCAGACTCATCTACAACTGGAGTATTATCAGATTCTATTAAATCTGTTATAATAAATCTATAACTTATATTTAAACCTCTACCTCCTCTAATTATTCCATTATCGTCATACCCAAAAGCATATTCATCTACTGAATTATTAGGATATACCATTGAACTATTCATTGGATTAATGCAATCATGTTCTTCTGGTATTACTAAATCTGTTTCTGGACTAGTTAATTCAGCAAATGTTGTAGTTATATCTTGATTACTTATACTAGAATTTAATTTAATAATACCATTACTATTACATCTATATGCTCTAGCATCGTAATCTACATCCCAAGTCAATTCTTGTACATTAGAAGCAAATAATCTATTATCCATCTTAGCTATACTTTTAGCATTAAATTCAAATGGAACTAGATCATTAAATTCTTCTATACTTAGTTCGTTAATATAACTGCTACCGACATCATTATAATTAAAGGTTATTACATTATCCTCAGATTTAGGTAAGTCTAACTCATTAATTACATATATTTTAGGAGTTTGAGTATTGCTAGTATACTGAATACTAATGATTCTTATCTTTTCAAATCTACCATCATTAAACAAAGTAGCTTGTAACATACAACCTTTATCTGTACTCTCACCTTGTCTATCACCTTTAAATGTTTTAGATGAATTTGAATTACTAGACGATATAGGTATCATAGGACTTAATGAAGAAGTAGATGTTTCTCCGCCATGTACACTAAATAATTGATAACAATATTGTATCATACCAGCTGGTAAATTACCAGATGTTAATTCAATAAACTTAAACGGTGCAATAGTAGAACTTGGTAGTAGATCAAAGTAAGTATCATCTTCTATATGATTAGTTTTATCTGTCTTATATTGAGCAGATATATTAATACATTTAATAGAAGAAGTACCATCAGATATATATATCTTACTTACTTTATCTGACTCATAATTAGTAACGATAGCTACTTTATTAACTAGATTCATAACAGCAGATACTACTAAAGTCCAAGTAGGTTTAATACTGTTGAAATCAGTTATAGCCCATATGTTGTTAATATAAGTTCCTTCATATAATTCCATAGTAACTACTATACCACATTCTTCTACTATCTTCTTAGTAGAATTGTACCACCTAGTTACTGCTGTACCAAGTATATTTTCAGATGCTTCAATACCACCTTCGTACTATCTTACATCTTCTATATTCTATAGAATACCTGTAGTACCAGCATTATCTGTGAGTAAACGAATATTCTCAGCCCATCTATACTAGTTATCAGCTAGCATAGTAATATCACTGTCGATATTCATACCACCAATAAATGTATTTACTTGGCTATTTATCTCCATAATCTATTATAATTCTAATTGTAAATCTATTGTCTATCACCAGTAGTACTAAAGAAAGTACGTTCTTCATCCATTTCTGGAACTAATGTATTCCATGTATACTTAATATTAGTTAATTCATCTTGATTAGGCATCAAAGATTCAGCATATGCTTGTTTCCTATAAAAATTATAAGAATTTTTAGCATCTATCCAAAGCTATCTATGCACTTCTCCTTTTATATATTTAATATAAAGAATCTTTTGTGCACAATACCAAAAGCAAGCTTCAAAGTAAGACTATACGTCTGGCATCATTGGCATACCATCTTCGTCAGTATAGATAGCGTGGTATGATATTTTTGCATATCCTTCTGGGACATTTGAGATAAGATATCCTGGTTTGACATCATATTGTGGCGTATAACTGAAATTAGTACCATTAAAACTAGTGTGCTGTAATCTACCATTTTTGCTACAAACTGTATAATTATTAATTAATGTGCTAAGTGTCTATCTAGTATTAGTATCTTTATTAAGTATTTCTAATGCGTCTTTATCTTTAGTAAGATTATGAAGGTTCTTTACTAATGGTATTAATATATCATCGTGTATAATCATATTACAACAATCACAGTTATCTTTCTTATCATATACACTGAATGTACCAGTACTCTTTTTCATAGGTATCCAACCACCACAATCACATGTAGAGTAAGCTACACTATTTAATCTTTCTAGGTCACATGGTAACTTAGCCTAATAACCATTGATAGGTATTACTTCTACTTTGTGATCTAGTTGATTAACTGAACCTATATTCATTAAAGCTTCTCCAATCCATTGACGTATATCTGTAATAGGTATTTCAGTTTCATTTAAACCTAAGTCCGCAATTACTTTAGCAATCACGGCTTTACTACTTGTCATTTTATATATCATGGCTGCTATTCGTAATCGTGAATATTCTATTTAATTATTTGTGCTAAATGCCTTTTATTTGCTCTAGTAAGTACAATCTAATACTTACTTTTGTTAGACACTAACATGTCCTATTTATTCCAGTAAAGTCTATACTTGTAGAATCCTGAGTGTTCGTTAAGTAAATAAGTAAGTTTACCTAACTCTTTAGTAGCTTTATAATCTATTCTAAGACTTCTACCATCTAAATGTTTAGGTTGTTTCTTTACTATTTGTATACTACCCATTCTATAAGGTAATTTAACTTCTTTACTTTCTTCTAATAACTAATCTCTTAAGTGATAAAAATAGTCTGTTACTATCTTTCTATAAGTAGTATAATCTATATCATATACTGTATCTGGTTCTATACTACTTAAGTAATGATTATAGAATGAAGGTATAGTATAAGAAACTGTTTTGTTAGCTGATTTATTCAATTCATTCATCGTCTTATACTTCTATTAACATTCTAATTCATCACATTCTAAGTATCATCTTTACTATCATTAGTAGTATCAGATACTTGCTATCTCATAGTTAAGAAATCTTTGGTAAAGATCAATTGCTTAACTGTACCCCACATGTAAGCAGGTAAAGGATATTCATCCTTATCAGGATTGTAACATAGTTTATCTTCAGTAGGATCTTCAGCAATTATTTCTACATCAATATATTCTAACTAGTTAGCATCACCTTCTACATATATCCTATTACCTTTAACATATGCAATATAATCTTTGCAAGTGTACTTTCTATATCTCTAGAATTTCATCTTAGTTTCAGAACCTAATTGAATAATGTTTCCATAGGCATCCTTTACTGTTATTACTGAAGTAGTAAGTTTAGTACCAAGTAAAGTAGGTAGTTCTTTATCCCCTTGGTATTCTGTATGACCTGGATCTTTTTCTATTTTATCCAAATGCATACGTATAGTTTGATAAAAAATCTAATCAAGCTACTCACCTTTATCTAATTTCTATTTTAATAAGTAGGCTCGATACGATTTTATCCATAATTCAATTTGATAACGACTCAACTTTTCACTCTCACCTATATTGTTATTTCTGGCTTCGAGTAAAATATCGTCAACAAGCATATTAAGTGTCATATTAAATACGTATTTAAATTATAATTATAATAGTCTTAAAACGCATTTTAAGACCTGCTGTAAATTTTTATAGTATCTCAGATACACTCCTTAACAGAAACTAATAGCCTTTCTTAAAAAGCTTTATAATAATTTTCCGAGCGAAGCGAAGGAACTCTGAGCGAAGCGAGGATATATTATTAACATACATAAACAACAAAAGCTCGTCCACTATACAGTGAGCGAGCCTCGTAGAGGTGAGCGAACGTTGTGAGCGTTGCCGAGTATTATTTCATTGGAGCTGGTAAATTAGGCATAGGTGGCATTGGTGGTTTTGGGAATCCTCCCATAAACATCTTCTTAGTATCTTCGATCATCTTCCTAATATCAGCAACATCATTCTTTAAATCATTTATTTCTTTACTATTGTCAATAGTATTTGTTACTATAGGATCTTCTACCTGTGCTTCTAGTTGATCTAAAATATCTTTACACTTTTCCATTTCTTCATCATACTTACTTGCAGCTTCTTTTTTAGCTTTGAACTCATTATAGTTCTATCTAACCATATTAGCTATTTCTTCTTTATTAGTAGCAACAGTAAGTCCTATAGAAGTATCATTAATAATCGAACGCTCAGCTGGCACTGATAGTTTCTTAGACTCTCCATTACAGCTAATAAACACATCAACTAGTTTACGTCTGCTCTATCCTGGTATTGGAAACTAACCTTGAGGTAAAGCTTCATCATAAGGATTTGAAACCTAAGTAATGCAACCAAGACTATAAACAGTAGTCTTTTTAAATGTTCCTAGAACTTCTAATACGTGCACGTGATCTCCTATTTTTAATTGACTAAATAACATAATTGAATTGGTTTTAGTAGGGCTACCTTTTACAGTAGCCCTAAGTTTTTTATTAAGCAGCTGGTGCTACAATATGATTTATAGTCTGAAATACTCCAGTACGTTTATCATAGTATATTAGATATTTATTACCAGTTGAAATTTCTTCTGTCGGCATCTAATCACCAGAACCATTTAGTAATGCTTTACCACTATTAGTATTTACACTAGTTGGATTAGATGATACCTAATTAGAACTAACAGAAGTAGCTACAGATACTAATGATCCTTCTGTTGCACCAGTAGCAGTATGATTAATATTTAATAATATTAAACCTCTGCATGGCAATTGTCTCCATTGAAATGGACATATTCCATAAGTAACAGTATTGTTGGTAGTATCTACATTAGAGAATATAGTATCTAATGTAGGTATACCACCTTGGTCAATACGTCTTACACGATAAGGATTAAAGAAAGGATTAAACATAATTACCTCCTTTCTTATTAGCAACTACAACCGCAACCGTCGTTATATCCGTATCCGTAACCAGTGAATCCACCGTTACATCCGAATGGGTTACAAGTTAAGTAAGCAGGTACTGGACAAGGACGCAACTGATTAACTAAGTTTTGAGTCTATTGTTGAGTAAGAGCAGATAATTGGTATCCTTGTTTTTCATCTCGCAATGTGTCAATCTTATTCTGCATTTCACGCATTTCCAGCTGACAGAATTTATCATTGATCATCTGAGTCTGTGCATCTATCTTAGCGCCAATTACATTAAATTTGTTAGCATTATCTGTTAGTAAGTTATTGAATCCGCTAGTAATTGCATTCTACAAAGTATTAGTTTGCTGACAGATAGACAGTCTATTGTCTGCATTCATTTGAGTCAAGTTCAAATTAACAGAGTCAATTGAACGTTGAGTCTAACAGCAGCAGTTAGCCAATTGAGAAGCTAAGTTAGCATTACCAGAAGTAATAGCATTAATTACTTCACAGCTAGCCAATTTAGTATCACAAGCAATCTGACTTACGCTAGTATTAATAGTATTCAAAGCTGTCTGTACAGCATTAATATCACAATTTAAAGTATTAGACAAAGAACTGATAGCATCTTTGTTACCTTGAATAGCCTGCATTAACAGACTTGTGTTAGTATCGGTATTCAACTGAGAAGCAAGACGACTAGCATCATCACTACCTCTACCAAAACCGTTACCTCCAAAACCGCCCCAGCAGAAGAAGATTAGGATGATCCAAATCCACCACCAACCGCCGTTTCCACCGAAACCGCCGTTGTTCATCATAGCCATAAGAGCAGCAGGGTCCATATTACCTTTGTTTGCATTCTGCAAAAGTGCAGCTACACCTGGATCTATACCAGCGTTTTGTACTAAAATTTTTTCAGGTTCGTACATAGTTCTCATAAATTTTGATTAAATTAATATCTTGATATTCTTCTTTCATACATAGGTTCATATCTATGCATTCTTTCCTCTTCACGTTCACGATCTAAATATTCATCGTCTTCGTCATAGTCATAACCGTAGCGAGTCATTCTTCCTCCTCTACCTCTTCCACGTCCTCTACCACCACGAGCGTAACGATACTCACGCTCTTCATCTTCATCGTCTTCAAGCATTAACATCGTCTTAGCTTCTTTGCGCAATTTATCACACATAATATAGCAATAGTAATACCACATCTTTCCTTCTTCTATATCTTTGTCATTCAACCAAGCTTTTGCTAGTTCTACAAAGTATTTAATGTGATCACTGCTTGTCATAGTAACAACTGCACGATAATAGTCTGAACGTATCATGTTGAGAGCAACGTACCAATCATACTTGTTGTATTTCTCACCTTTCAGATTGATTCCGTACTGGTTAGCGATTGAAGTAGTTTCTTCTAAACTCCAATGTTCTCCACGAGAGCCATCTTCGTTTTCCATCTTAGAGACTGCTTTTAGTGCACATTCTTCATTGAAGTGTGGACCATACATAGCCTCATGACGCTCTATTTTCAGTCTTTCTCTCATTGCATTAATTGATTTAATTATTCGACTTATAAAGTTCATTTTGATAAATCTATTATTCTAGTATTTTCTACATTGATTAACTTGTTACTGTTATCAATTTGGTACTTATAAATAGTTCGTTTTTTAAAATCAAAGTGAAGGAGTCGCTAGAACCAATTCTTATAATTACGCTTATATTCTTTTTTAGTATGAATAAATAGTGATTGTGTATTGCGAATGTCGATACTATGTGTTAGGAGCGTATCTCTTTTATTTATTATGATTGATGTCAAGTTGTTTGGTTTGATTTCCACTTTAAAGTCAGTTGATCTAACTACTACTGTAGTATCATGTACTACTTTCTACTCCTATATCTGTACCTATTTCAACTCCTTCTCTTTGATTTTTAATTTCTTTACTGTAGCATGTACTTCTTGTATCAAGCTATCTTTGGTTTCTTTAAATTCATCTAGAGTAAGCTATAACACTCTGTTATCATTCTTCTACTATGTTGCTAGCTATTCATAGTAAAGATAGTTATTAGTTACTCTATCTATTTCTTTATTCTTCTTATCTAGCTAGTTATTCTAATAAAAACAAATGGCAGCGAGAATCGTAATGATAATCACTGCCATTGCTTTGTAATTTCTTTTAAACCAACCGATAATGTTACTTGTTAATCTTTTTGCTAGACTTATCAGTATTGGTATCATTTGTAATAGTATTTTGTTCTTCTAAGATGTCTGTTATATCTACATCTAAATATTTTTCTGCTTTCGACTTTATAATCTTTGTGAAGAGTCTTGTAACTAATGAATTAGGTTTTAATGCTTTCCTAGATTCTAATAATGATATTATTTCTGCAAAACATACTGCTCCTGCTGCAACTTTAGCTAACACCAGATCAGCATATGTCATAAATATAAACTTATCTAATAAAGTAAATCCAGCTATCATTATAGCTGCAAATCCTAGTTTCTCAACAGTAGACCAGAACTTACTAGATTCAAAATAACTATTATTAGTTACTTGTCTATATACTTTATATCCATAGATTAAGTCTAATATCATGAATAGAAATGACACACCTATCAACGGTGCAGCTGGTGCTAGTATAGTTGCTATACCTGTTAACCAACCTACTATAGATTGATATCCATTCGCAAATATACGTCTTGCAAGATTCATTATATATAAACTTCTACTCAACACAACTTAAAATAATTTTATCTGAAATAAAAATGCTAGTCAATATTTATTACTGCTAGCATATGTTAAAGTCTCTGCAATTATATAACTATAACGTACTCATTATTCGTATGTTCTATTTCCCTTACGTATATCCAAGTAATCTAATAGCTCTTTATGTTTAATAGTTTTATTAAGTAAAGAATAACAGTTAGCATGTTTAAACCACCCTATATAACTAGCCATCTTTCTTTTATAATATTTATAGTTAGTACTTCTTTTATTCAGTTTAGCATTCTTTTTACAATATCTTTTTTTCAATGCTTTTCTAACTAAGGTATAGTTATGATATATTTTATATCCTACAAAATCTATACTTCTACTTTCTACTGGGAATACCTAATAGTTATTCTTTAACTATAGTTTTAAGTTATCTTTTAAATACTACTTTATATCTCTAAGTAATGTCTACAAAGACTCTTTATCTTTATAAAGTATTACTATATCATCTGCATATCTATAATAATACTTTATGTTTTTATCTTCTTTAACCCAGTGATCAAAGTAAGATAGATATAGATTAGCAAAGAACTAAGATAAGTAATTACCAATAGGCACTCCATCTGATGAATCTATTATTTCATCTAACAACTATAACAGTTCTCTATCTGATACCTTTATTCTAATTATCTGTTTTAATATATCGTGATCTACTGAAGGATAAAACTTTCTAATATCTATTTTAAGACAGTATTTAGTATTATCTCTATCTTTTAGATCATGCTATATCTACTTAAGAACTTTGTGAATACCTCTTTTCTTAATACAACTATAAGTCTAAGGTATCATCTAATTAATCCACAAAGGTTCCATTATGTTCATAATAGCGTGATGTACTATACGATCTGGAAAGTAAGGTAGTTTGAATATTATTCTTTCTTTAGGTTCATATAACTTAAAAGTAAAATATTCAGAATTTTTATAAGTATGATTTACTAACATATCTTGTATCTACTTACAAAATCCTTCTATATCTTCATCTACTTTTTTTACATCATCTCTGTGAGTTTTATTCTTTCTAGCATTGTGATGAGCTAGTTTTATATTTTCTAAATCTGTTATCTTCTAATATAAATTCTTAAATTTCTTCATAGTCTGAAATTACAAAGAGCTTTCGATATTTCACTACTAACCCTTAATAAATTATTTATATTTTTTACCAAGTGGTAAGGTCCTTCTCAGTAGTTGGCTATTATATGATAGACTGAAAATATTATGATACGCAATTTCATTGAACTGATATTAGCATTGGAATTACTAACCTCATTATTGGAATTAAGATTGAATAGACCTGCTTTGCTGCTATTGTCAGAGTTACTACTTTTTTTACTTAAAACTAATAATGTACTCGTTCTAATTCAAGAGAAGCAACCTGTGGGTATTACTTAACTACACCGTATTGTATAATTAAGTCATTACTCCGCCCACGGGAGATATGTTAATCGAGAACCGATATGAGCATAGGAAGTACCAACCCCACGATAGGAATGAAGAGCGAATAGACCCGCCTCGCCGCCATTGCCAGAGCAACCACCTATTAACAAACAATGTAATGAACCATCCGTATTATCCCAATTATAGTCACACCAGTATGTTGTTGTTGAACCATTGTTGCAAGATAAAGCGAAAAAGTCACACGTAGACGTAGTTACTATTTTTGTTTTGTATCCAGTAACTACAGCATTTGCTGCTATATTTTTATAGTACGGATTATCATTCGAGATAGAATCACCGAAATGATCTGGAGAATCGCACTTATACCAAAATCTAGCGCCGTAACCAGAAACATATACACTAATAACATCGTCAGCGTGTTTCCACACATGCCCAAATGGATTCTCTATTCCTCTATATCTATTACACTTTCTTGTAGTAGTTGTAGTATTAAAGCCAGATGAATCTGTCTATTGTATAGTTACTGTAACTTCACCAGAACCACTACCTAAACTATCAGAACTTCCAGTAGGAATAAACGAGTAAGTTGTAGTTCCGTTGATAGTTACTGCACCTGTAGTACAACCAGAACCTAATCCACCTTGTCTAAATCCTTCAACTGTTAATGCAGTATTAACTGCTTTTTGACTATTTCTGGTAGCATATTCTACTAAGAACAAATGACATATAGCTCTGTGTTCATTATATGTATATATATTCCATGAATTTCCTAAACCATTAGCTCTTGCTTTTGGTCTTACAGTAGATCTTGTGAAATTAACACTAGGTATTTTATTTTTAGAAGATCTATAATAATTTCCATCAATATAACCTTCATATGCAGACACATAAGCTTCTTTATGGTGATGCCATCCTGGTTTGGCATGTGGACATATTTTTAAATTATGTGTTTCAGTAGATTCTATATAATCATCTATCCACCAAAATTCAGGTATTTTAATCATTACGTTTACGTTATTGTCTTCTAACAAAGTATCTACATCTCTCCATCCTCCAGCAGAATAATTTTCACATTTAGTCCAACTATCATTTAGCTTTAACATCCTATATAAAGGATTTCCATCTTTGAAATAAATATATCCTTTCATCATACTCTATATAGGCAGTGTTCTATGCATATCCATATTACCAATACGAGTACAATCTGGGTTAGATGATGTTTCTGACCAAGATACACCGTACCAGTCTGGAGCATCTAATGTAACAATTTCTCCTAACACAAAATTATCTGGTTTAGTAGTAACAAAACTACTAGTTAATACATCGTTAGCTAATTGTTTATTCTTACAAGTAATAGAAATAGACGATCTATATGTTCCAGTAAAACCTAACCAAATTTCTACATTTGTAGAAGTGACTACATATCCAGCTATTACTGCATCTCCACTAAGCTACGTATTACTTTGCTACTTAACTAATTTAACATATTCTTTATCTCTAGTACTAGCTACTAGTATAGAATAATTGTATTGATTAGAACCATAATTTCCACCTCCTACTATTTCAAAAATAACATATTTAGCAGAAGTAGTATTTTGTGATACTAGTGGTAAAGTAGCTAATCTCAGCCAATCTGTGTTATTAGCACCTACCCCATAAAACTTAGTATAATAAATACCTGTTTTATCGCCTTCAGCCACATTGTAACCATCCACCATATCTGCATTCAGATTGGTACATAGAGTAGTAGAAGATACTTGTATAGGTGCGGTACCAGTAGCTATATTTGAATTAAAATAACCAGCAGCTACGGATTTCCATCTACTAGCTGTATTACCTAATTCAATTTTATTATTGTAAATTCCAGTCGGTCTTAATTCATCACTACTTAATATTATCTTATATGTACCAGCATTACCTAATGCCAATGTTGTCTAATTGCTTAGTAAGCCTGAGTTATTAGTATTTATATTCACCACAGTAAATGTCTTACTACCAGTTATAGTCTAGTCTGTATCAAGTGTAACATATTTAGTAGTAGGATCTACACCTAATGCACTAGTTACATTTGCTTTAGTTAAACTAATAGTACCATTAGTATTAGTAATATTACTACCAGTCTTAACACCACCTAATACAGTACTAGATGCTGTTGGTAAAGTATAAGTATAAGTAGCTACTAATTTACCAGTATCATCAATAGATAATCTATCTCCTACAATTATACCACCAAGCGTAGTAGTAGTAGCAGCAGGTAATACATACTTATTAGCTTCAGCTTCTATAGCAGCTAGTTTATTCTTTTCAGGAGTAGTATAATCATTAGTACTAAGACCTTTACCTTCAACTTTATTAACCTTAGTCTTTTCAAGAACTAATACCTAACCAGTTAAATCTTCTACATCTGTTCTTAAAGCTTCTTCTACACCAGTAGCTCTTTCTACTTCATTTGCTATAGCTGTAGCATTAGCTGATTCAGCGCCTTTAGCTCTATTAGTTTCTACTAAGATAGCTGCATTTCTATCACTAACTTCTGTAGCAATAGCCTATTTTCTATCTTGTATCTCTTTGTTTATAGCATTAGTATGTTGAGTATCTACTTGAGTAGATCTATTAATTTCATTCTGTAAATTAGTACTAATAGTCTATTCAGCAGATTCAGCTCTATTCTTCTCAGTAGCTATATCATTGCCTAATTTAGTTTCAGCAGCACGAGCAGTAGCAGCTTCTTTATCTATATTACTTTGTAAAGTAGTTAAAGACTGTTCTAATGAATCTGAATCAATAGCAATACTAATTACATTATCTTCACTAATACTAACATCTTTACCTGGTTTTAACTTATTAATTAAGTCATTATAATCACCAGATGTAGCTACTGGTTTAAAATCTGGTTTGTTAGTAATATTATCCCATTGTACAGCTAGATCACCAGAAGCACTAATCACATTAGTTTCTTGATCAATTTCAATGTTTAAACCTGCAATGAGTTTCTTCTAATACTTTGCACGTATATCAGCAAAGGTATCAATCATCTCAGTATGAAGTTCCTATAACTGATGCTGCTTAACAAAGTCTAAGAAGTCTTTAGATGTAACAATACCAGCTGATCCAGTAGATGCTATAGGTAAAGATATAGAATCATCACTTCCATCATACTTAAACATTACCATAGTAATATTATTAGGATTTGAAGTATTAAATTGTATATCCTTTATTACATCTTTTACTTCTTCATCATCTACTTTACTATCTACATCACTAATGTTTGCTTTATCATTAAGCAATTTGTTTACCTATGTTTTAGTATAGTAGTTGCTAAGATCAGGCATACCACCAGAGGCAGCTAGCCTTACCCATTCGGTTCCATTGAAATATTTAATGCTACCACCATAAGGATTATCAGATAAGTCAACCCAATAGTCTATTTCTTCTGGATTAGGCTGAACAGATGTTGCAAAAAATATTATTCTATTTTGTACCATATATATACTTATTTATTAAGCTGCTGGTGCCTCTAATGCAGCAACTCTTGCGGTTAAAGCATCGATTAAATCTTTTAAAGCTTTGCCTTGAGCAGCAGCTAAAGCTTCTGTAGTACTAGTACTTGTTAAAGTGTTATTTATAGTCACTTTAGTATCTGCTGTAGGAGGTGTATATCCTAATGCACTAGTCACATTAGCTTTACTAAGACTAATTGTACCATTACTATAAGAAATATTTGCTCCTACCTTTACTCCACCAATAATTTCAGCTGTAGCTGTTGGTAAAACATATTTATTTGCTTGTGCAGCAATACCATCCAGTTTAGTTTTATATGCATCAGTAAAATCGTTACTGGACAATTCTTTACCTTCTATTTTATCTACTTTACCTGATTCAAGTGCAGTAATTCTAGCACTCTGATCATTATCTGTATCATCGTTTAAAGGTAACCATTTACTACCTCCGGCGTAATACTTAATTACATTACCTTTTGGATCTGCTGCTAAGTCAACCCAATACTCGAATTCTTTAGGATTGGGAGCTACATAGCTTCTTGTTATTCTTGTCATATACGTATATTTTAATTGTTAATTCTAATGTATTACAAATTGTAATAACTTATGAGTACCAGTAGAGTCACTTATATTAAGTGATATACGTGCCTATCTAGTAGCATCTGTGTCATTAGGATCTAGAGTAATGTCTATTCTATCCTATTTGACATTTATATGTACATACTGTGCAGAACTAAATCCTTGAATATTGTACATATTACTATGAACATCTAGTGAAACAGTTTCACCAGATTTAATAAATCTATGTGGAGTAAGATTCCAAGCATCAATTACTTCAGGAATAATGTTTCTAGCTCTATTATCCACATATAATATATTATATAATATTGTTTCTTTTTCCATAACGTATTTTAAAGCGTTTTAAGCCACTTTCTTTAATAAATGAACAACTTATCCATTAAACTCTACAAGCTTCTTAGAAGAGTCCTTAGGTACGTAACAATCAATGTGACTCCACCCGTCTGTATTAGCTTCTAATCTAATAGGATATTCAAATAATTCAGCATTCTATCTTACTATGTTATTCACTGCATTACTATCTAAATCCTTTACATTAAAGTCAATAGCTTTACCTAAACAATGTGCAGATAAGTAAATGCTATTTTTATTCTTTACTAATTGACACATATTGCAACGTAAACCTCTTTGTGAGAACTAACCACCAGCTTTCCAAGTATTAACAGTAATAGGCTTATTAAATATTTTAGTACGTAATACATACAAAGTACTAAGTATTTCGGTACTTATAAACTACCAAGAAGTTTCACCAAATTTATTATAGCAATGCGGACATACTAATTCCTAAACTTTGAAATATTTGCTTACTTCTTTTATTAATTCATTTCTATCCATGTGATTTTATGTATAAATTAAATAAGAGTTTTCGACATTAAGCTACTAGCCCTATTAATGAATTTATGTTTTTTACCTAGAGGTAAGGTCTCTCTCCTAAGGTAGCCATTATATGATAAAATACGTTAATTGTTAATAGTAATTTATTTACTCGATATCAGCATTGGAATTACTAAGACTGTTGTTAGACTTCAAATAGAACTAACCTGCATTAGAACTATTACTCAAGTTACTGCTTTTTATTCACGGAGAGACAACCTATAATTTAATTATGGCAGATATACTAAACGACACCCGAGAGCAGCACCGGAAAGACCAAGACCGCCGTAAGACCCCAAAGAGAACTAACCCGCATGAGAACCATGACTCAAGTTACCGCCGATAAAAACAGTTCTATTAGCTGTACTATTAGACGAATAAGTGTAGTCAGTAAAGTAATTACTAGATTGATTATGAGTTCCAGTCCCTGGTGCTACAAATAATTCAAATTGTGGAGTATATTGCAAATCTTTATACCAATTATTAACAGTTACTGTACTACATTTAAATTCATAATTACTTAATGTATCACTAAATTTAGTACGATCTTCTGTATAGTATACATCATTAACACCTGTTTCTGCATTATAATGAACGATTACATCAATAGTATTTTTAAATACATGACCAAATGGATTTTCAATGCCACGGTATCTATTTGCTTTTCTAGTAACAGTGCTAGTAACAGTTCCTTCTGCATCAGTATTACTAAACTGTTGAGTTATTTGACCAGATCCATTACCTAGACTATCTGTACAACCACAAGTAAATATAGAGGAAACAGAAGCACCATTGACACTAATAGTTCCATCTGTAGCTCCAGTACCAAGACCACCTTGTTTGTAACCTTCAGCTGTTAATTGATCGTTAACATTTAATTGTCCATTCATATTAGCATACTCTACTATATATAGTAAAGCAATAGCTTTATGTATTTTATAAGTATATATGTTCCAGTGGTCATTGCCATTAGCTCTTGCATATAACTAAGATGTAGGTCTACTAATAGATACTGTTGGCTTAACTGTACCATTGTTAATAGACTTTAATACTTTATTATCATTATATGCTTCATATGCAGAACAATATGCTTTAGGAAAATGTTCAGCTCCTTCTACTTCATGTTGATACAGTCTTAATTCAATATTATCATCAGTAACTACAGTTAAAGCCCAAAATTCAGGTATTTCTACCATAGTATTAAGAGTATAATCTCTGTCTGTACCATCTTCATACTTAGTCCAATCTGTTGGATTTAAATATTTTACTGTTCCATCAGAAGACACAGTACAACCTTTCATCTTAGACTATATAGGTAGATTCTTATGATAGTCTGCAATACCAGTTCTAGTCCTAGCAGAACTTACCTATTCATAAGTAAAAGATATCCCATAATAATCTAGATCATCTTTATTCTTATTATAAGTAGCAGCATCATATTCTCTTTCATCTATGATGACTCCTCTGTCATCAACATCATATTCTAGTATCTTATTGCCCAATATATGGTGCATTGTTATTATTTTCATTTCTCTATCTACTTCTATCCATACTATCTACTAGCAAATCAGCTATAACATTTATGCCTAATTGCTTACTATCACTAACTAGTTGCTCTTGCATTACTACTAGGAGCATCTAATAGATGCCCTCTAGTAGTTCTCTGTCACTCAACTGTTTGATCTGATTGTGTAATTGACTATTCATTTTTAATATTACTTAAAGCATCTATAAAGAAAGGAGTAGCATATTGATTAGCATACTTAGTAATTAAATCTACTTCTAATTCACTATAGTCTTCTTCTCCAGTAGAATTATATATTTTTAATGCTAACGAGTGACCTGCTATTCCAGCTGATGTTTTGTATAAACCTTCAGCTAAATCTTTAGCTACATCAATATACTGTTCAACAGTTTTATTTATATCAACATATACTTTGAGTTGTTTAAAATTTATTTTCATAGTTTCTTTATTTAATTTTTTATTAACCAACGTAATATTCCTACCAAGTGTTATAAGCAACACGTACAAATATTCTAGCATCATCATTATATGTAGTAGAACTAGTACCAGCTGATTGATATGCACCAGTGGATGATATCCATGCACATGAATCTCGTCTAATAGTATATGTATATCCATTAGATACACTCATAAATACCATTGTTCCTACTTTACCTCGGTTTAAAGCCATAGTATACCCAGATGAAGTTACATTACATACACATGAAAATGTTACACCATTAATTAATGCTGAAATATTCAAAACTGGTAAGTTCCAACCATAGAAAGCACCGTTGTCTACAAAGATTGCGGCATCAGTATCTGATGCCGCAGATATGTACAACGGCACAGTAACAGTATTTCTACCAGAAACATAATAACCATCTATAGCTATAGCTGCTAACGCACTAATACTACTACCGCTACTATTATATACAGATACTACTTTTGAACCAAATGTTGCACGAATTAAGTCATTAGAACTAGTAGCAGATAATATAGAGAAACCAGAACCTGTAATATTAGTAGTAGTAGTAATAGAATATACCTAACTTGGAGTACCCAAACTGCTAGTAATAGAACTGCTCATTTTTAATGTACCACTATCAATAGTGAGATTTGTAGTAGTACAGTTAGTGAACTAACCGTTAGTGAACGTACCAGATGTAGCAGTAACTGTACCTGTGATAGCTGCATTTGTACATGTAAGTTTACCAGTACTACTATTCATAGATAGTTTACCATTGCTAGAAGTAAATACATTATTACTGAAACTAAATTCACCAAGTTTAGCATTATTAGCTAATAAGTTGTTTACAGTTAAAGTATTGTTTTTACTTGCCTATTGCCAATATGAGCTGCCAGATGATGGAGTTTGATTAGTATTAGTAGATTTAGCCAAATATGTATTACCAGCATACTGAACATAATCTACAACTGTCATATTTTGGTAATTCTCATACTTAGTATATTCACTACTGTTCATAGCAGTAGTAGCAGGAGCTTTATAATAAGTAATACCAGATTTCCAATAGCCACAATCACGCATAATAGTATAACTACTATCGGCATCAGATCCATTTGTACCATCATATACTACAGGAGCTTCATAACTGATTACAGTCCACTGACTATCAGGTGAAGGAGTAGTATCTGTACAGAAACCAAACCAGAATTTAGTAGCATACGTATCTGAAGCCCAGCTTGCAGTATAAGAGGATTGATTAGAACTAGAAGAAGATACTTTATTCCAACTACTACCACTATAACGATATACAGCAAAGTAACCATAAGCCTAAGATGTTACACCACTGCTATTAGTTTTAATAGCTCTAAGAGTACAACTAGTAGTTTGCAAATACCCTAAACTTGATCTAATAGATGCTGGAGCACCGCTCATAGTAATACTATATCCATCTGCTCCATCAGATCCATCTGATCCATCTTGTCCTGGATCTCCTTGATCTCCTTTATCTCCCCACTTAGACCACAATGCGCCAGTCTTCCAAGCCTACCATTTACTATTTTCCTTCTTTCTAGTCCATACATATTCATATTTAATAGCATCTGTAGGACCAGTTGGACTATCAGTCCATCCGTCTGGTACGTAATCGTCTTGTTGATATTCACTAGAGTCCACATTAGCTGGCGGATAATACTAACCACCTGGAGCCAAACTAGTACCACCAACATAGTTAGAAAATCTCCTATAGATGTACTCGTATCCATCGCCATCTTTACCTCTTTCTGAGTATCTAGACCATATACCAGGAGTTGACCAATCACCCCATTTCTAAGTAGACTTATCTAGGTATCTTTGAGATACCCATTCATACATTAATGATGCGGTAACACCAGAAGGATGATTTGTCCAACCAGAAGGTATATGACCAGCTTGATTTACACTAGCAGGAGTAGAAGGTTGAGATCCATCTGCATTCCTAGTATAAATAAATTCAATACTATTACCGTCTTTACCATCTTCACCATCAGCGCCAGTAAGACGTATAAGGTTAGACCATGCCGTTAAAGTACCATCTGGATTAGCAAATCGTTGAATCTACCATACGTACTCACCATCTCCTGGTACTAACTCACTATTAGTAGACCAACCTGAAGCAGCTGCATCTGTAGGAATAGATGGTTTAGTAGCAGATATCTTCCATCTATATTGATAATGACCACCCGATAAACCTTGTTCACCCCAATTAGACCATAGTGCTGGTGTACTAAAGTTAGACCATACTCCATCAGTACGTACACGTTTACAAGTCCACTCTGCCTTATAATCCTCATTTACTCCTTTTGGATCATCGGACCAATTATAGTCTTTAGAACCACCATTAGATATAGTGGGAATATAATCATTCTATTGAATAGACGAAGGAGTTTGAGGTACTCTATCAACATCAGCGGTACGAGTAAATATATATTCATATCCGTCACCATCCATACCTTTTTCACCCCACTTAGACCACAAAACTGGTTCTGAGAATTCTCCCCAAACACCTTCCCCAATTTTAGCAGCTTTCTTTTCTCGTTGTGATACCCATTCATACATCATATCTTTAGATACTCCTTGAGGACTATCTGACCAACCAAATGGTATATAATCATCTTGCTGAGATGTATCTGGTTTATCAGGAGCATCACTTGCACTGGTTACTTTGTAAATGAATTCTAACTTAGTTCCATCAGAACCATCTTCACCAGTTTCACCAGTAAGTCTAATAGGATCTGTCCAACCAGATAATGATTTATCTGGATATACAGTAGCTTGAATCATCCAAGTAAATACTTCCTTACTTTCTCTAGTAGGTGGATACATGTACCAAGTATAGTTATCATCAGCAGGTGGTATCTAAGAACTAGTAGGTTTAGGTGGTTTTATACTAGAGTTAGTATAACAGAACACTGTATACTGACCATCTTTACCAGCTACAGAAGCACCTCTAAATCTATTAGGATCTCCCCACTATACATCGGGATCATCTACTTTACGGGCACTTTTAGTAGACATCCAAATAGCAGATGCAGTATAATTTCTATGCCATCCATAGGAAGTACCATCACCAACAGGTCTATCTGGTGTAGCATCGTTATCATTATAAGTTACCCATAGACTATTACCTTCTAGCTAGTATGATAGATTAAATTCTTTATTAAATATAGCAATACCTTCACAATGAACATATACTAGAAGTTTCATGTCGTGAATATTGGTAATTTTGGTAATAGTAAACTTACCGTTATCCACTCTACATTCAATGCCATTAGATTCCCAAGTACAGAAGAATGTATCTCTATCTACAGTAGTATTATATGTTAAAGGAGTTTTACCTCTCCACGCTTGTACTTCAAATGTAAATTGTTCTTGTTGTTGATAATCTGTTATGATATTGAATTCGTTATCAACAATTATACTACCTTCTGTTCTAGTAAGAGATACTGAATAAGCATCCTGACCATGTAAGTCTTCCATCTATTCAGGAGTAAATTGTACATATGCATCAGTAAGATAAATATTACTAATATATGCACCATTACCAGTAAGATTACCATCATTAGGAGCACCTGGTATATTTAAACCATCTAGTAAACCAAATTGTGATGCTATATTTTTAGATGGATTAATATGCCAAGTATTTACTTTCTTTAAATATCTCTTATATTGTCTAGTAGAGTAAGCACTATCCTGTCTAGTTTCATCAGTAAAGTTACCATAAACAACAAATTTCATTGACTTACAAGGATGTTGTGTAGTACCTTGTTTCAATGAATACCTAAACTGTTTACCTCTAGCATCTAGTACTTCTATAGGTGTAAAGTAAGATGTAGTAAATCCCTATACTTTATCAAATCCACAATCGTCAGTACCAGTTTCAGTATTATTAACTCCATCAAAATTATGGAATATACCTCTACATATATCATTTACATGTATACCACTATACTCACCATCTTCTAGTTTTAATGTAACGATTTGGTTAACTAGATCCACATCTTCAACTGTACCAAATGCAATTGAATTCCATAGCTCATCACTTACTACATCTATCTTATTAAATCTTAATTCTGGTACTTCTAAAAACTCTCTAAGGATAAGACTAGTCATTTCTCCTCTACCATCTTTATCTATTTGAGCACCTGTACCACCAATCATACCAGTAACAAAAGTACCTATCTAAACTCCTTGATTTAGATAAGTCATTTTATTACTTCTTAAACCACCGTTGAAAGTAATTATACCAGCTGCTGTATCATCGTACAGTTTGCTTAAGAATAGTTTACTACCTTCAGATTTAATCATAGCTTTTACTACAGCAGTATCTACTACACCGCCTCCTTCTCCACCACCAATACCTAATGCTGATGGTTGTATATTATGCCATGTACCATCACTAGCATACTACAGTAAGTCACCTTCTGTAATATAAGTAATAGTAACATCTTTAAGAGTAGCTAGATGGTTAATTCTTTCAACTAAGGTATCAAGCTCACCAACACTAGTATCTAAGGTATTGACATTACCCTAAAGTGTCCTTACCAGTCCAGTGAGTTCATTTAATTCGTCTTTAGTTGCATACTATGCCATTATTTCAATAGTTTATCTATTACTACTAATAATTTCATTCTCTATTCCTCATCTATATTAAACGTATCTCCTTGAATTAGTATATCATATACGTAATTAACACACACATAGTTTAATATCTGAGTTCTATCATAAGCAATATCGTATTTTACTTTATTGCTTATTGTTTTACCTATTTTATAGTTATTTTCTATCATAGTGTACAACAACCATTACTACAACTCCTACAAACTCTACAATTTGTTATCCTATTATACGTACAACAAGTATGTTCTAATGGAATTTCTAAGAGTCTACATAAATCAACATAATAATCTATAGCATCTTCAGTTAACTAATTAGCTAGAGCATATTCAAGTAATTGTGATTTAAAATCACACATTAATATTTTTTCTTTCTAATGTTTGTCCAGACATGTATTACAAAATGTTACTAACATGTTTACTTTTCTATAATACAGGTTTTTCTAGTCTATTGCAATTGAAACTGCATTATTACTCCCAACAACATTAACTATAAAGGATGTAGAATCATATTCTGTAATGTCTATAGTAATAGTGTTATCAGAAATATTGGGAGAATTAACGACATGATTATGATCTTCATCATTTTCACTATACATATTTTTCTTATTAAGAACATTGTCCAAATAAACTTTAGTGACCGAACTAGCGCTATCTAAAGTGATTGTGAGAATATTATTTTCTATCTTTGTATTAATTATTTTCATATCTAGTAAAATTAAAAAAGGCGAAGCCGAGGATAAACCTCAACCTCGCCTGGGTTTAAATAAAGAAACCGTGTATTATCCAGCACTAGTATCAACACCAGTGATAAATGCTTTAAGATTCTTAACAAACTGAGATGCACTCAAGTTAGCTGCTTCTTCAACGTACAATTCAGTAGTCAACGGAGTAGTTTTAATGTACTGGTTGTCTGGTGATAAATACAGATTATCATTTTCAATAGTAATGTAATCGTAAGATGCACCTTCAGTAACATTACGTTTCGGTTCAACAATAGGATATGCGTCTGTAAATACATGACCTTTGTAACCTAACATACGTACTTCCGCATCACGTACTTGTTTCCAGTAACCTTTACCAGGTTTACCAGCAGTCTTAGTGATAGTTACACCAGGAACTGCTTCAGGAACATTAGACAACAATGCACCAGGAATAGTAACATACAGAGAAGCCTCCATAGAAACTACAGAATATTCATTCAAAGAATAAACACCTTCATTATCATCTTTAGGAAGAGCTGTAAGTGTCAATTTGTGACTTGCAAATGTAGCACTTACTCTACGATTAGCATGTTTATTAATCTTCTTCAACAGTGCATTACCCAAATCGTCAGCAGTTTCAGTTGTAGCAACCACTTCATAAGTATGAGTAAACTGTCCCGGAGCTTCGTACATGTCTTTATAAACAATACGCAAAACATATCTGTGACCGATAACAACAGTAGCACTAGTTAAATCAATTTCGATTTTTTCTTCTACAGGTGCAACATAATCACCAATTACGTAAGAAGGTTTAGAAGCTTTCTGAATGGCATTAGAGTACTCTACAGAACGCTTAGTAGCACTAGTACCATTAGGCAAAGCAATAGTCATATTCTCACCAGCTACACCAATATATACTGTAGATGCTTTTACTGCACCAGCTTCATCTTTAATCAAGCTCTTATTCTCATCGAACAGAGCTACAGCACCCTGAGTAAGACTATCTACTGTAGTATAAGATGCTGGACATGTTTTACCGATAAGTACGGTATCAACTTTTGTAATCATATATAAAAATAATTAATTGTTAGACTTAGCGCTAGTCTGCTTGTCTTCTACTTTCCTTATTGCAGATTTCCACGTTGACAAGCGCATTAATTTTTTATTATTCCATTGAAGCAATTTCATTGGAATAAGCATTATAATGCTACATTGGTTTAGTAGCAAGATAAATCTGAATTGCCATTTTCACAATCTCCATATGTGTATGTTCTGGCAAATCTGTATATTCTGTATTAGTAATATTACTTGGATTAATATCAGATGGTTTAGCTAAATATGTAATTTCATATTCACTTACTTTGTATTGACCATCTGTGTATAATATTACATTATTATTTTGAATTAGCTTTAAAGGTCTAGCTTGACAATATTTTAGTCTGTGTTCAGATAATGAATTACTTAATTGTCTATCTAATGTTTCAATTGTAGATTCTAACGTATCTGTATACTTAACTATATATGCACCTAAATCGTCTTTTTCCCAGCATTCGTTAGGATATTCATCACTCGGCTGTATACCAGCAGTATCTCCAAGTAATAATACATAATCATCTGGTAATTCAACAGAGTATGAATTTTTAGTTCCTTTAGATATCTGTGAATTTGAATAGTTCTTTTTACGTATTAGGGTACGTAAATCATCTATACGTTTTTCTGTCTATTCAAATCCTTGAGCTTTAAAGTTAATACCTGAGTATCTTGTTTTATAAAATTTATCAATTGCCTCATTAATGAATGATATAATAGTGTCTGAGGATAGTTTATCCTTAATAACTAAATTAGGATCCATTAACTATAGCCTACGTTCAAACTCGATTTGAAATCCACGGTCTGTCATAATCATTCATCTATTTGGTTCAACTGTGATTTAGTCTATATTCTCTTAGACTCAATATCTTCTAATGCTAGTTCTACAGCTCTATTAATTACTTCAAACTGCATATACTCTGGTATTTCACTCATACCATCTGCTGGTAAGTTCTCTATCTTAGTAGGGAACTTAACATAAGTAATATCTACAGAATAACTATTACTACTCATAGCTAAGTAATCATAATAGATATATAGAGTGTTATCTTCTATCACAGCTACTGGATCTTCTATCCAAGGATTATTATTATAAGTCTTCTTAAATTTAGTAGCGTCTGCATGATCTATTAGCTTTATGGTAGCTTTTTTGTTATTGAAGTTTAATACAGCATCTACAAAGAACATTCTGTCACCATTAAATAGATTAGTAACATAACATCTATTTGAGTCTGTTTCAGTATTAGCAATAACATTTGTATCTGTATGTACTAACTTTTCCAAGTCGTGAATACGTTTTACAGATCCTTCAAAGCTAGTCTTTAAGTAGTTATTACCAGTAAACTTATTACTGATTTCTTGGTATAAACCTTGATCTAACCAGTAATCTATTTCTTCTGGTAAGAAAGCAGGACAACCCCCAAAGGCTACGCTTTGAGAGTTCTTGTCCATTGCTACTTTAAAATATGAGTGAAATTGTTCTCTAGTCATTATTTAGATTTTATTTCAGACATAATACTTAAGTAAATATCTTGATTCTTTTTGTCTTTCAAATATGCAATTACATCTTCAAGACCGTTACCAATAAGATCAGTACCAAAGTAATATGATGCTCTGTTCTTACGAATAATATTTTTACTTAAAGCTTCTTCAATTACAAAGTTAATTTCTTTATTAGGATTATCTACCCAAATTCTAATAAATCTTGCTGGATCAGCTTCTACGTTTTCACCAAGTCTAGCTTCAACCAATTCATTAGACATAGTGTCAGCTTTAACTCCAAACAGTCTAAGACATTTGCGCATATCTTCAAGACTCATCTTATCCAATGCTCTATAAGCATCACGTTTAACTTTGTTAGCTTTATTAATTTGTTCTGCTTCAGCTTCTTTATTTATAAGTACATAATCAGTAGATGGTGTTATCTTATCAATCCCATTAGCTACTCTTTTATGTCCTAATAGGAATAAATATTGCAATTCTCCTTCAGGTCTATCAGTATTAATTACTAATTCTTTCTTACCAATCTTAATTGCAAATGTATCCCAAAATGTGCTATCAGGATCTAATTCTCCTTCAGCTTTACCCATTTTCTGTTCTAGTTCTCTAGCTTTATCTCTGGTTAACCCTGTGTAACGGCTACCAGATCTTGTCCAATATGAACTCAGATAGTCAAAGCAATTGGACCATTTTACAATCCCAGTCCACGGATTCTATTTAGTTATTTTAACGATTACTTCCATAATATAATTATATACTAGATTGTTCAGTTAATATAATTTATTCAGACTTCCAAATAAATTTTAGTCTTTTTAATACTTTAGGATCTTTGTAGTTGTAACAACCTCTAAGGTGCATTCTAATTGCCTCTGGTGTAATATTATTTTTTTTAGCTGCTTCCGATATACTGATATATGTTTCTAATTTGTTACCTTCTGTATCATACTTAGTTACTTGTTTACAATGCTTACTAAAGTCACCATCAGTATTTCTATACTTTGTGCTAGCTTGTTTACATTTTTCCGACATCTTTGGTTTATAATCTAAATTAGTAAATATTTCTTTAGGATGTATAAACTTAGGAATGTCTGGATATTCAGATTTCAATACCCAAATATAAGGATTAGTTTTACTAGGTTTAGTCAAAGTTTTAGATAAAGTTCTGTATATTGAAGTTCTAGAGATTCCTGTAATATTTTCAGCATCAGTTAATGATTCATATTCTTTTAAAAATTCTCCATCTTTAGTATATTGTAATACAGCTTTAAAAGATTCTACGTGTCTACGTCCTTTTTGAGCATTACTCAATGCTTTACGCATTTCATCTGTAACTTCAAAATATTCTCCTCCAGCAGTTGTATTATAACCAATATTAATGTCTTGAGAATTAAATAGTTTAATAAAATATTTTTCTTTTTCTCTAGCTACTGTTGGGCTTTCTACAGTTTCTATTACTTCTAATCTAAATGCATCTTTACCATGCTCTTTAATTGCCTGATGCAATGGATAATTAGATCCTTCACTAGCTTTCCAACAATGTACTTTAAATCTTTGACTTACTCCAAGAGTTGTTACTCCAATATAGATCTTATTATTATTTGTATTTGTAAGTTTGTATATTTCAAATTCTTTATTCATAAACGTGCGTTTTAAGTTAATACTTATATAACGCACGTAAACGAATAAAGTTATTTTTTAAATGTGCATTTCTTACGAATAAACGCTATTAGATTCCAGCATCCATTATTAATTCCCCGCAAGCGCGCGGATCTCTTAACATGATGCCCACTTCTCCGAGGAAGTGGCAGCTGTATCCATCCTTAGCGTTAGAACGAACTTCTGTGTTAGAGTGAGCGTAACCAGCAGGAGTTACAGAACCAGCTGTACACCAGTTAACGAATTCACGATCTTTACGAACTACTTTAACAATGTTAGCTTCACCATCACGACGACCCAAATCCAAGAATGTCATACGGTAAGATTCCAACGGTTTCAAAGTAACAGGATGCAACTGACGATTGTAAGTAGTGTTGTCATACAACGGGAAATACTTCAAAGTCAATTCAATACCATTAGACATTGCGTAAGTCTTAAACTGACCACCGAACTTCAAATTATCACCAGAACCAGTTACGAATACTGTGTCAATCAAGTTCATGTTAGCCATCTTTTCTTTAAGTACACGGTCAAATTCACGCATACCCATTTCACCAGTCAAGGCAACGAACTTACGTTCATTAGTACCCAATACATTGTAAGACAGGTCAAACAAGAAGTCTTCCAACAGTTCAGCTGTCAAACGAGTATAATAACGTCTGTTAGACGGAGCAATCTGTTCCAGCAAACCAGCACCAATAAATGCCATTATGTTCAATAGAGTTCGTTAGGCTCTATCCGAGGAGTTGTGCTAATTCTCCTCTGCTATATGTTTCCATATAGATCAGACTATATCACGATCTTTTGCTGCTCTCACAGTATTCAGATCTTCCCCACTTCCACTCACTTGAGTGTACTCGCCCGACGGCGATAGTCGTTGAGGTTTCAAGGGTATTCTTTCAATTTCGTAGTCAGCAAACATACCACTCATTGGAGTCCTAACTCCCGTAGCAATTTGCCTTAAATATCTTAAACAGAATTTACCAAAATGCTTTAACATTTTATGTCTATTTGTAAATTCTAAAATTTCACCTGTTTTAGTATTTGTAAAACGATATAACATTGAGTCTTTAGATCCGCGCTCCACAGCTAACTAACAATTCTCTTGAGTAGTAACCCACTATAGATTTTCAACTCTATTGTCAGCTCTGTTTCTATTTATGTGATCCACTACTGGCTTATTATCTGGATTAGGTATAAACGCCATAGCCACTAATCTGTGCATCATAAATTTCTTAGATCTGTTACCATAGTTTAATTTTACTCTAACATATCCACCACGTGAATAAAAAGGCTTGAGAAAATCACCAAGATATTCTGAGTAAATTCTACCATCGTTTGTTATTTTGTACTTAGATTCATAACCATCTAAGTTTACAGGTAATTCTTTAAATACCACTTGCTTACCTGCTGATTGTCCATTTGCTATTGTTTGCATATTATATAAACTTAATTATAATCGTTATTTGGAGTTTCCAGCATTTCAGGGAAATTCATTATAATATTTCTACTATAACGCCCACTTGTATTAAATACAGTAAATATAAATTACTTTAATACGTTTAGGTCGTCCATTCTTACCTTTCAGATTACAAGAACCATCTTTGTTTACGTTATTCTGATTGTATACCAAAGCTCTTTCAAGACGTTTGTACCACTCACGCATTGCAACCCATTCCTGGAATGTAGACCACAAGTAAGAAGTTTTACCAGTCTTAGGATCTTTCAAAGCTACTGCCATAACTGTAGAGTAAGCAGAACCTGTGATATCATAAGACAGACGTACTGTAGTCAAGTAGTTACGCATCTTAAAGTGAGTATTGTAGTTCAGGATATCAGCCTCTTCGCTGTATTCTTCATAAGCAGAAGCCAAACGGTTTACTTGGCAACCAGAAGATAAAACAGCAGGATCAATATAAGAAGCAGGGCTACCGTTAGATACAAATACTGTATAAACATACAGATTACCATCTTGATACGGAGCATCCTGAATACGTGCTTGACTCTTGTCATCAAATTCGATAGTAGCACCAGGACCGACATTTTATTCAATATTGAGCGTTAATCAATATCCGCTACTCTAAGTAGCTGCTTATACTTTCGTATAAGATTAGACTATATCTTCACCCTTTAATAGGGGTTCCGCACTTCGGCTCACTTGAGCCTACGAGATCACTCTCTAGTCGTTGAACTTCCAAATATTCTGAATCAATTCTTAAACCTTTAAATATGCCCTGTTTCACATACATTCCTGTGTTAGCATATTTTTTAATAACGGCTTTAAAATTCTTTTTTGAAGATGCAAATTTTTTAGCAACATTTGTTATACCTATAATGGAAAAGGCTTCACCGTTAAAAACATTAGTAAAAGTATAAACTTTGTATTGTCGCTTTGTCATGAATCTACCTGCGTCATAAGAGTAATGAGAATTAGTATAATTATCGCACCACTCTAGATTTTTATACCAATTATTTTTAGTATTATAATCTTTATGATTAACTTGAGGTAAATTATCTGGGTTTTCTACGAAAGCTTCGGCTACCAACCTTGATACTCTGTATTCATATCTCTTACCATTACTACTTAAAGCAACCCTTTCGTACCCATCCATTGAAAGTCTAGGTTTTAAAAAATCTTTTTTATACTCTGACCAAACTTTTCCATCGTTAGATATTTTGTATAACCCTTCAAAACCTTTAACATCTTTCAGAATTATTTGTTTAGCTGCTGATTGTCCATTTTCGTTATTTTTCATAACTCTATATATTTAAATTTAACTCTACGGTTTATTTATCTTTAGGAGTTTCCAGCAATTCACGGAATTAATTTTTCATCGCATTACTGCGAGGCGTAGCTCAAATCAAGGTTAACCACGCATCTTCTAACCACAAAGTAATAGGAGTATTGCCCAAACCTGGAGTAGAATTTTCAGTAATTGCAGCACCATTCCATTTAGCGTCACGAATTGTAACAGCTCTATCTTGGTCAATCATAACACCCCATTCAAATGAAGGCTGATCAATAGTCATTACATTTCCAAGACCACCTGTCAACATATCAAGAGAAGTACTGTAACCATTATCTTTAGTACCAAATACGTATGACAGGATAGTAGATACCTCATAAGGTCTTTGCTGAGAAGCGAGACTAATCTTATTAGTGTCGATCAAATCAGAAAACCATTTACCTTTGTATAATTGGAGGTTATTAAGAATATTATTATCCATAAAATACTAGTAATTTAATTTTTTTATTTATATAATTAATTATTATGATATACGCAGTTGTCGTGCAGCTGAGAACCAAATTGGATCATCATCAGAACCCGTAGCTTGTTTTCTAGATTTAGTAGTAATACTACTAGATTTTAAACTTCGTCTAAACTTATCAATAGCTGAATTATTTCCTTCACGTTTAGCAGCCTCAATAAGCTTATCAGCATTCATTGTAAAGTATGCTGATTCTATGAGATTCTTAACACCACCCTTAGCATAGTCCTTTTGGTACTTTGTTTTACCGTCTGTGTCTGGCTTAAGTATATAATCCATTAAAACCTTTTTATCTTTTTCAGGGACTGTAATACCACGTATATTCTTTAAGCCTTTTATTTCGCTAACAACGTTATCATAGAATTGCTGTTGTCTCTGTAACTATTCACGATAAGCCTTTTTCTGATCCTCTAATAGCTGTTTCTTCCTTTCCTCTTTAATCTCTTTCAGATCTTCTAAAGCGTCTTGCGCTTCATCTTCAAGTAATCCAGCTTCTTCGTATCTACTTACTAACTTATCAATCTTCTTAGTAGAGAACCCTTTTTCTTTAAGTAACTGTTTTACTACTAATTTCTGATTAGTTTCATCTTCAATGTCAATATCATCTAAATCTAATTCAGCATCAATAGTTAAATACTTCTTTAAATCTCCACCTTGTTTTACGAAATTATCTAGTGCTTCAACTTCTTCACTAGAGTATTCAGGCTTACTATTTTCTTCAATGACATTTTGGAAGTAATTAATTAACTCATCAACACTTTTGGGTTTATCTTCATCTTCTTCAAATTCCCAATTAAGTTTTTCAGCTATAGCATCAAAGAAGTTAGTAACAACATTTTCTTCATTGTTATCTTCAATCTCTTCTTCCTCTTCTGCTTCTTCCTCAATGGTTTCTTCTTTACGAGGTCTACCAGGCTTACGTTTTGGTTTATCTTCAATATCTCCTTCTTCGATTTCTTCTTCCTCAGTACCTTCCTCTACTGGATTTTCTTTCTTATTCTTTACTTCGATATTGTTCTTTTTAATATCTTCCAATTCTTCATCGTCTAGTGATTCAAATTCATCAGCATCAACATTAACATTTTCATCAATATTTGAATTTCTAAAACCACCATCTGGATTAGGGATAAAGCTATCTAATACAGCTTCAAATCCACCTAATGTCATTTTTTTATCCATAATTAAAATATTTAATTAGATTTATGCAAAATTATAATTTTCAATTTCATTAATATTACCATTATCTGCTAATGGCATAGTGTTTAACCATTTTATGTAATCGTCTAGATTTTTAAACTACAAAGCTGCTTTCTTAATAGAATCCGTATCTGGTAAACTTTTTAAATATTTAAGTATATTTTGTTTAGTAGGTTTTATGTTTAATTCTTTCAATCTATCTAACATATTTATACCATAAGCATTCTATTCCATCCAATTCATAAAATAGCTAGTATTCTCAGGGTCTATCGGATTTTTATCTCTAAGTTTCCCCTTAAATTGCTTTGTTATTTTATCTAATTCCGATTTGTTCCAAGACGGATTATCTTGATGTATATACTAATTAAAATGATTAATCTCGTGATTGGTTATCTCCTAATTTGGAGTAACGGCATTATCTACTTTTATTCTAAAATCTTTCTATGTTGGTTTTATGCCATATTGTTTATATCTTCTTGCAGCTTCTTCCTATAAATCCAGCATAGCTTTAGCGTCCTACAACTAAACTATTTCAGCTTCTGGTAAACTAAAATAATCATTTTCGTACTAGTTTATGATTTTATCATATGTACTTTGTAAATCTACATTATAATCAGATTTAATTTTAGCAGCTCTAGCTCTAACCTCTGGATCATACAATCTTTCAATACTTCTATTGCGTAAATCATTCCAGTCAGATTGTTTCTATAACTTACTTATATCTGGAGTAATTCCCGTTATTCTGTTTAGTTGCTTATTTAATGATTTCTTATAATTACTAACCGTTGGAATGAATGGTACAACTGTCAATGCTGCTAATCCAGCCCCTAACCAATCTTTATTCTTTAAAGCCTGTGTTGCATCGTATATACTTAAAGCGTCACCAATAACTGGAGCATCGTATAAATCAAATACACTTCTTACATAACCTGCACCTGGATTATACCCATATGTAGGATTATATGGATCTCCTTTAGGGTCAAAGTTTATAATAGGTCTTTCACTGGTGTTCTGCGGTGGATCTTCATCCACTATACCTCCGTCAGAATATGAATCAGCTTCTTGTATATTATCAGTCATATTATTAACACTATCATATATCTAATATATGTTACTAAGTACTCCTAATCCTACTAAACCTTTGTATTTACCTATACCTGGGTTTTTTAGTTGCCCAGTAACTGCGTCGTATTCATCATAAGGTATATAATTGCGCCTTCCTAATTCTCCAGAGCCAACTTGTACTAAGTTTTCAACAGATTCTGCCCATTTTTTGTTAGTCACACTATTGATCCCTTCTAACATATCTATCCCCATTCCAGCTAATTCTGCTGCCTAACCTATGGTAGATACTGGTACGTTTCGTAAAGCCCTAATGCCGTTGATTAACCCTGCTCCGGCTAATCCTAATTTGCTAGCTTCTAAAAGAGAATTACCCATTAATTTATACGGATAAAATTTATCAACAGCTGATTCTTCCTATTTCTTTCTAGCTTCCGTTATTACATTTGAACTTGGTCTATTATTTGCTACATCATTTAACGCACCTTGAACTAAATTTACTTCGTGACGTATTTTATCTGCCCTACGCTAGTTTCTAATTTCTATTTGTTGACGCTCTTCTTCAGTTAATCTTGGTGATGAAGTGGATCTTATTTTATTGCCATAATCGTATTTTTGTTGACTTTTAACTGGCACTTTTTCGCCATTTTCATCTTCAACCATAACCAGACTACCATCAGAATTACGTTTCCATTCTCCAGGAATTCCAGATGAACCATCAGCATATCCGCTTATATCAATAGGAGAATAAGTTTTAGTATATGTAACATTATTCTTTTCATATGGAAAATAACCAGCAGATATTTCAGATTCTATTGCCTTCTAATATGTCGGATGCTATTTACTTTTTAGAATTCTACCAGTGTAAGGATCTCTACTACCTAAATGATAAGTACCATCTTCATTTAGTTCAGGCTGCATATTAGACTCATAAGCTCCGTATAAATCATAATCATCTGTTTCTACTTGTAAATTACTTGGTAGATTATTTTTATATAGCTAGTAGCCTAAATCATTTTCTTTTTTCCAATCCCAGTACTTCAGCTAGGGATTATTCTCCCTAGCCTACTTATACTGTTGCATTCTCTATCTAAATGCTTCACGTTCCATAATTATTTACTTTTCTTTCCACTTTTAGATGACTTCTTGCCACCTTTCTTTCCACCACATGCCATAATTATAAATTTTTAATATAGTTAAACCAATTTTTCCTATTCTCTCTATAGGTCTTTTTACGATTTTTTATTTTATACTTATTAGTATTAATTTCGTAATCAGATTTATCTTCATTTGCGTATGCTTCCATTTCGTAAGGTATTGTATAGTATGCAGAAGATGCTGGGTAAGTAATAGGATTGCCTTTGATCCACTCCCATACATAATCAGTATAATACTTTAACCAACTACCCTTATTCTTAGCCTACTGTAAATGTATATTTTCGTGATTCCAAGTAGTAGTTTTAATATTAGATTCTTTCTTTTTAGTTAAAATATACCCGCACCAACTCATGGCAGAGTATCCACTAAAAGGATAATGATCCATATGTTTATACTATACTTTATCTTTATTCTTAGTAGTAGTAAATAATTGTTTTACTAACCACCATGTTTCTTTAAACCAGTTCATAGTTATTTAGATTTAGATTCGCCTACTACTTTATTTCTCAAAGCTGTCTTTGCCTTTAGCTTCTCTCTATCCATAGCAGCTTTATCAGACATACGTTGCAACTCAGTTTCATGCTTCATTCTATCTTTTTCAAGCTGTATCTTCTTATTTTCAGCTTCTCTTTTCTGCTCTATTTCTCTACGCTTATTGTTAAGTTCTAATTGTTTAGTAGCAATATCAGAATTTATCTTCTACTGTTCTAGAGCTTGTTTTCCTATTTCAATTGGATCAGGAATTCCGTTCATATCTTGATCCATATTCTCAGCACCACGATAAGCATTGAGTTGTGCAACGGTAATTTTAGTAGCATTGTCTTGATCTACTTTATATTTTTCAAGATCCATTTCAGCTTCCTTAAGCATAAGCTCTTCTTCTTTAAGCTGATTCTGTTGTTCTGCCATCTGCTGTTGAGCTTGTTGTTCAGCTTGTTGCTGTTGCTGCATCTGTTCCATTCTTTTCTATTCAATTTCCTCAAGTCTGTTCTTAATCATACTCATATTATCTAAAGTAATGATTTCAGCAATATCTAATAGACTAGCACCATTCTACATAGCAGGTTGTAACAGTTGCTTTAATTGATCTATATACTGTTGATTCTTAGTACTATCATCTACAAATATATCCATATCTTCATAGAAGAAATTATCAGATAATTGCACAAATGCTCTAGTAGCATCATCTAATATATAATTCAAGTATCTCTTACTATCTTTCCAAGCAGCTTTAGAAGTATTCAACAGCATAGTTAATACTCTTCTTTTTACCTAATTATGATTCCAGAACCAAGGTTCAGTAATATGATAAGACATATTAACAGCAGTATTAGCATTACTTACTAATTCACTAGCAGCAATCTGTCCTTGTCTTTGTGGAGTAATACCAGTAAGCTTAGCTACCATGTCTTCAATCTTTTGCATCAATTGAATATACTCAGCTATTACATTACTCATAGTTAAGTCCCAAGAAGATAACTAGTTGAATTGAGATGGCTTACCTCCTTCACGTCCTGGTATATCCCATCCTTCGTCATAAGGATTAATAAAAGCTACACCTAGTGCACTTAAGTAATGCATCCACTTATTAACATCAATATTCATAGATTTGGGTATCTAAGTAATATCCATTACTGCTACTTTACCTTTATCTCTAGATAATGCTAACTCAAGTCTATACCACACTACAATATACATATACTGTAATGGTTTCATCATACTTACTAATGATCTAGGTTTACTATTAGTATTATTATACACTACACCAGTGTAAGGTAATTTCTGTGAATTAGGATTATCAGCAGATATATATTGATATTCAATAGGTTGAATTCCTATGTACATATCATCACCAATTCTATATCCTTCCCATACTTCAATAATCCAATCCCATTCTACAGATTGTTCAGTACCTGTTACTTTATAATCTTCATCTACTTGAAATTCTTCAGCTTCTCCAGTTTCTGGATTTAGTAAAGTAACAAATCCTATTTTTTTGAAAGACTTCCAACAGCAATGATATACTGTTATATGATCTACATCAAACGGATTATCTGTAAAACTATTAATTTTGTGTAGTTTAATAGATTCATAATCTATACTAGTCTTTCTTATCTCTGGATTATTACCTGCTCCAGGTCTTTGATCAATAAGTTCTAATAATTCATTTAGTTGTCTTTCAGACATTTTATCATAGAATCTATCGTATATCTCAGTAGCAGACATAATCATCTTTCTACGACACCATGCGGCATCATCTATGAATTCTAAGTCTAAAGAATGCTCATAATCAAAGTACATAGGGTTTACTCTTTCTACATAAGGATCTCCATTGATTACACCTACATAGTATATTTCTTCTCCACCTATTAAAGCATCTTTCCAACCTTTATAAAACTCATGAGTAAGATTCAATTTTCTCTTTAGAAATTGTAATGCGTGATAAGCTTCAGTTTCTGCTATATCTTTATAATCTTTCTATAGATACTTAGCTATAGCTTCTGGAGTCTAGATTTCTCCTGTAGCTAATGCTTGTTCATATCTGGCTGCTTGTTCTGGACTTAACTTACTAGCTATAGTAGCCTGAATATAATCCATTAGCATTTCTTTGGCTTTTTCCTGTAGCTCACTAGCAGCTATATCACTTGTACGTTGTGGATGAAAATTAAAAGGTCTCTTAGTTTCTTCTCCAAGTAACTAATCTACATATGGCTTAATAATATTATAATCCTATGCAGTAGCTGGAAATCCATCATCCTGCTTAAATGGATTAGTTACGTATTTAAGATCTTTTTCATTATATATACTATTGTATAAATCATAGTAAGTCTACATCTCGTCAGATCTAGATCTACCATTACCACCAAATCCTGAATCTCCAGCGCCTACTACATAGTCTACGCAGGCTTCTTTCCAGGCTTGTGTCTTCTTTGACATTGGTAGTTTCTGTGCAGGGAAACTTTTAGTATTCTTCATAATTAAAATGTATATACATTATCGTCGTTTGAAAATACTCTTGGAGTATCGTCATTGAACCAACTCTGCGCAAAAATTGGTCCATCAAAGAGCATCTTCTATTTGTTTTCTTTTTCTTTCTTTTTAACAACTACATTATATAGTTGTTCTCTATATATCATAACCTACATCAACGCCATTACTCGGTCAAAGTTACCTGTATCGTTATAGCTTATTAGCTCTTCTAATAGCGGCTCTGATAGTATCCTAGTTAGGTTTTTCTTACCTGGTGCATACTCTTCATTCAACCATTCTTTTATCATACCTTCACCCCATTGCTTTATCTACTTATTCATGTGACAACCTTTTCTTCTTTGTACTTTAGAATTACTAACTATATCATTAATAATATCAGGTTGATCAGCTAATAAGTAATCACAATGCTTAGCAGTAAAGTAAGGGAATAGACCTTTGCGTTCATTTTCATACATTATACGCGCATTATAGTATAATGCTAACTTACGTAAGTTTTCATAGTATTCCTCAGCTGTTGCAGGTCTACCAGTGTATTCAGCTACTATAATATCATAATACTCTTCAAAGTTCTAAAACCTCTTATATACAATAGATGATCCTAATGAATTAGTACCAGACTAATCATGATCATAAGGGTCTACCCCTATTATATATAATCCAGCTGTTGCATCTTTAGCTGGATGTTCCCATATAACTATTGAACCAGTAGGATCATCATCTTTACCAAGTGGATACTTAGTAACATCGCCATGTTTCTTAGGTATCCATTTGATACTACCAGCTTCATCAAATATTAAATCACCTACTTGTTTATGATTCTATAACTAAGTATTAGTACGAATAAGTCCTAATTGCTCCTGTAATTCTTTCTTAGGAAATATATTACCGTTAAATTCCAACATTGCCTCTTGTGGAGTAATAGGACGCTCTGCAACATAACGGTCTATAGCAGTAGTATTAGTAGCTGTACTTATTACCTTTCTACGTTCATCTAATATAAATTCAAGGGAAGGTTTAGTAATAGTATTACCATCATCATCCATGTATATTCTATTACCATCATCATCTCTAGTATCTAGATTAGTATACTATGGAACAAAGAATCCACACAATTTATCTGTAGGTGTACTATCCCATATGTTCTCAAATTCTAAACAATTGTATCCACCTGGATTATAGAACATATCTTTCATAGTTTCAAATGCAGAGCCTTTGTCACCACCAGTTCCCCATACAATCATAGTACCAAACGCTACACCGTCTTGTTCTACAGATGGTCTAGCAATTTGCCACGCAGCACCTAATTCTGAGAATGAACCTCCTTCTTCAAATAGAATTAATTTAGCACGTTTACCACGTACTACATCAGGATTATCTTTCAAAGTAACGCCAATAATCTCTGACTTATAACCCATTTCTACTTCATTGCCAAATTCATCTTTAGTCCAGAATCCAGCTCGTTTACGCATAGTACTGTTAACAGATCGTTTCTTACCCCAAGCTGTATTCTTATCTATAAAGTCCATATAGTCCCAAGCTTTAGTAAGAATACCATCTTCAGTAAGATACTGCTTATTAGAAGCGTATATATATGTTTTACTATTAGGTATCAAATAATAATTACGACACGCCATAGCTCCACCTTTATAACTATATCCTTTGCGACGTGATTTAAGTAGACATATATGTTTTCCTTTATTTTCTGCTTCTTGTACTGCCTAGAAGTAGAAATAGTCATAATCGTAGAAGTCTGGAAATGTTACTACACTATCTCTTTTTACTTTAGTTTCTCCGTTAGGTAGTTTAGTAACAGTGTTAACTATACGTTGCATTGGACAAAAGTTAATATAAAAATAGTTATACCCAGTGATGTAATCTCCATCCTCTGCGGTATAACCATTAATGCAACGATCTTTCTATTCGTCCCAGTATTGAAAGTATTCTGATGAACCAGCTGGATATAAACAATAACGCCCTGTAGTTAAAAACTACAGAGCTGGTTCTCTAAATTTATCTGAAAAATGTATTTTTTTATTAAAGTCTACCACGTTTTCTATGTTTTTTCTTATTAATATATTCTTGAGAATTAAACCAATCTATTCTATCTAGTAATTCTTCTTTAGAAAAAGAAAATAAATATCTACGCTTAGATATAAACCTACCGGAAATTTTATATTGAATATTATTACATATTTGACTAATACTTCTATAATCTACAGAAGTTTTATGTGACATATCAGATATACTTTCACTATCTATGATAGTTTTAGTTATTATATCATAACAGTATACACATTTACTTACATTATATGCCACTTTAGGTTTATAATTTTTATGCGCTTCTTTAATCTTTAGAATAGTTTCAGTAGTATGTTTAAACCCCAGCCGTCCACTATCTCCGCCAGTGGTGGAATTATACCCATTTTTATATGAATCGTATAATTGAATATAAAAACATTCCTGTGCGTTTAATTCTTTTTTAATTTCACTTTTTTATTATACTGCATTTCTTCTATTTTTCTTCATATTTTTACATATTTCTCAGCCTTCATTTTAATCTATTTTTTTCAATTCTTTTTCTTCTTGATCTATCTCTTCTTGCAAAATTTTTTCCACCTTCCCTTTATTTGCTTCAATCAGAATCTCCAATATGTAATCGGCAGTCACTTCTACCGGGTTCGGATT